CTCTACGGAAAGGTAGACAGGACGAATTACCGCAACCGACTGCTGGAAGTCCAGCACGTCGGAAGCGGATTCGTTGTGGATAGGGGCAAGAGTTACCTCTTGCGTGAATGCTAAAGTCGACTCGGCCGTCTCCATAAGGAACGACGTTCCCGACGTTGGTTGTGTAAAAACCAACGTGTTGGATGCTGACAGGACAGTCGTCTTATCGAAGGTGACAGACTGTTGCCAAGCTATGGAGCTTTGCCCCGAGGCATTCTTTCGTTTCTTAGGCATCTACTTACCCCTGGTAGGATTAACAACTCACCGTGTAGGTGATCTTGAGTTGGTCACCACTGGTGACCGGGACGTCGGCACCAAACAAGGCAGTGGCCCAAAGCGTACCGGCCGTACCACTCTTGGTGTTGTTCGACACGATGAACACACCCTTAACGGTACCGCTACCATTGATGTTGAACGTCGCCGGTGTGGAATTGGTAACGGATTGGCTGGATGCCGAACCCGGACCCCACGCAACACGGTTACCTTCCGTGTAGGACGTGAATTCATTCCAGCCAGCATGGCTGGACATTGTGTCGGCTGCCGCCAGAGCGGAGTAACCACTCAAGTCGACAAGACCAATGTACCAACTGGCTTGGGCGATGGCCACGCCATCATTGAACTGAACGTCAAGGGCGAGATCTTTGCCCACGTTCGTGATACCATTGGGAACGTCGTACGTCCCAATATGTACTCCATCCCGGTAGTGTTCACAATGAACGTCGAGACGGAACTTTAGGTTGTCCTTGCGGGGCAAGAACCTCTTGAGGAAGTTGAGCATAAAGCCCTCCTTACAGCGGGGTTATGAATCGTCCGTGGACGACTCCGGAATGGTTTCTTTTGGGTCTTTGAGATCCGTACGGTCCGCCGCACGTATCACTTCAACATCGACCCTGTGAGTCATTTGAAGATTACTCTCGCTCATTGGTCTCTCCTAACTAAGGCGACTTGTTCCGCGTCGAAGCTCGCGGCGTAGCTTCTGGGCGATTGCTCTTGCGGTTCGCTCAGATGTATCTCCACCTTGGACAGTCACATTGACGTCCCCGATATTATTGGTAATGTTACCACCCGCCGCATGTCGGGCACCGTTATTCATTGCAACCAGATCGGGCAGGAAGTTCTTTGTGGCTCTTGGGTTCGTAACATACTCACCCTTTCGTAGCATTGCCGGAATGAAGTCAGATGCAAGTCCGCCGGCTGCGAACCGCCCACCAAAGGCCCCACCCTTCATTGCTGCTGTTTGGGCTTGGAGGGCCCGCGTCTCATTGTTGAGTCTCTGCGTCTCGGCATTTAGGGCTCGGGCAGTTTCAAGTACATTCGCAGATGCGTGCATTACATTCGTATACAGAACCGAGACAGTCCCCGTGGATTCCTGCATTGCCATGATGCCCCGAGTGATCCCACCAGCGGTGTTCTTCCAGTTGTCCCCGATATGCTTCCAATTTTCCTTTAGAATAAGAGCACTACGTTGTGCATCCCCAATGGCGTCGGCATGACCTCGGATCGCCCCTTCCATCCCTCGGAGCCCTCCCTTGTTGGCTTCGACCTCGGCCAAGCGTGCCCGGTACCACGCGAAGAATGTCTCAAACTTTATTTTCTGCGTCTCGTCTAGTTGTTGAGAGAACTGTCTATAGATCTCCCGCATCGCGTTCACATCTTTTTCCAGCGTCTCCACCGGGATGGCCATGAATTGATCCATGGGCATTTCAGCAAGCTCACCGATCTTCTTCTTGAACGCCAAGAATCCGCTCATCGCAGCTTCACCCTGTAGCTGCATTTCCTCCGACATCGGGAGGAAGAACTTCTTCCAGGCGGGTCGGGTATCTCCCTTTTTAAGTTCCGCTGTGATCATCGCATTGAAGTTAAAATCAGTCCACCAGCCAGATAGCGTAGCCTGCATACGTTGGATATTAGCCTGGAGTTCACCCGTCTGTTGGGCTATATTCGTAGCTAATGCCTTGTGTGCTTCATCCTCTTCCTTGAGCTTAACAAGGTACTTATCGATGGCCTTAACTTTTTCACGCTCCCCATCGATAAGCGTTTGGTTCGCTGCCATTCTGGCCTGGGCACCTGGAGTTGTCTGATCCCCACTGGCACCCATACTAGCTGCCAAGCGGGCCTCAAATGCTGCGGCCATCCGGTTACGAAGACCGGTTGCCGGCACGTACCTGTTGTTGCCGTCTATGAGTCCCTCAATTGCAGAGACCGTCCCCTCGAAGCGAGAGATCATCTTTGCCGCGGCCTCGTCCTCACCCGCTTCAATATGTGCTCTGATCGTTTTGTACTCTTCGTACATCTTCTTATCGAGCATCCGCTTCTTGTTTGTCTCCGAAGCGTTCTTGAACCGTAAGTCAAATATCGCTTTCTCAAGAGACAACTGTAGAGTCATTACACCCTGTAGCTCATTGTGGGCTGCTTGGATGTCAGCGATCACGCCCAACAGAACTCGCTTTTGATTCTCGACGGCCTGTATCAGGGCCCGGTAGGTATTTGCTATTTGCTCCCGGTTAAGGCGACCTATTTCATCTGCCGCCATCTTGGTAGAATTAACACGCTCTTCATCCATTGCAAGATGGACGTTAGTCATCCTTTCGACTGAATCGAAGTAGGCAGTGGCCATGAGGTATGAGGCAGTGGCAACGGCCGCGAAGAGAAGTGGGATAGCACCAAACTTCGCGATGAAGGCCATCCACTTAACTTTCATCCCCTCGGCAATAAGTTGGAATGCTAATCCGACTTTCGCGAACGCGTACAGTTCAGCAGTTACCGCTGCGATACGGCCAACAACGAATCCTGCGGTTAAGGCAACGGCCGCGATTGCTACCAATTTCATTATTTCAAGTACGTCTTTTAGCCGATTGGAAAATCCACCTATCGCATCGTTCATATTCGATAGGCTCTGGATAAGCGGCTGCCCAATATCATGGGTGAAGATATTCTTGAGTTTGTTCCATTCAACCTGTAGCTTGTACCCTGCCGTCTGGGTAATTTCCAACAGGGCCTGGTTAGCATCCTTTGCCCCGTCTGTAAGTTCGGCAAGGGTTGAATTGAATAGTTTGAGGTTTCCGATTAGTCCCGCCGCACCGACGATAGCCCGGATGCGACCAAACATTTCACCGAGTTCCTGCATCTCATCGCCGCCACCTTTGGCTGCTTCTTCAATCTTAGCGAGGACACCGACAAGACCGAACGCGTCGATGGCTGCTTTTGCCGAAGTAACGCCCCACGAGTGGAAGACTTCTTTCATATGATCCGTGGGCCGGATCAACTTCATCATTACAGCACGAAGTAATGTTAAGGTTACCGTAGGTTGGACACCCTGACGAGACAGAGTTGCAACCGCGGCCGCTGTTTCTTCAAAGCGAACACCCATTTGGGCACCGAGCATATTCACCCGGCCCATGGTGTTAGCCATATCCTTCAAACGAAGCCGCCCAAGCTCGACAGTCTTAAAGAAGATATTCGAGATGTACCCGGCATCATCAACCGACATATGGTAAGAGTTCATTACTCCCGTGAGTAATTGAACAGCATCAGTCGTTGTGCTGACGGTGATCGTTGAGAGCCGCATAGCCTCAGTCATGAAGCTTAGTGCCTCAGCACCTTCTGCAACCTGGTTTGAGAGTGCTTGGTACACACCTTCGGCCACGTCGGCAGCGGACTCTTTCCATGCTTCCGATAGCTCTCGAATGCCTTGAGACCATCGATTAAATCCGAGTGGGGCGTTATGCGAAATCGACATAATTTCGCCGATTGCGATTTCATACTTTACGGCTTCCACTATTGCATTACGGAACCCCTGCGTAATCAATGTGAGGCCACGGTACATAGCAAAGCCAGCAATAACTCGGCCCAGTCCGATCCAAGCTGTTCCGGCCTTGTTTGCCGCCATTGCACCCGCTGCACCTGTGGCGATGAATTTTGCGGTTAGCCTGGAAGTCCCGGCTGCTGTTGTCGACAGTGTAGTCTGAAGACGCTTATGGGCTCCGACCTGTTCCGTGATAGATGATGTGACTCTCTTGTTGGCAGCGGTTGCTTTACCTTGTGTCCCAATCAAGGCAAGCTGCTTCTTGTTCATCGCATCGAGGATGTCGGCAGCCCGCTTAACATTAGCCAGACCCTCAACATCAAAGATCATTTTCGATCGTGAAGTTGTATTTCCCATTAGCCAATCACCACTTTCCTTATTTTGATAAGATTACCAAAATCACCCATTACAATTGGGACTTCTTTTTGGACGTACTGTTCAAACGCTAGGGCCCCGGCTCGGAGTGCGTGCCAAGGAGTTTGCTCTTTGAGATGTATCCAACTGGGTGCTGGCTGGATATTATTCCAAAGGGCGTACGGCAGGCTGCTATCAAAGATGAAGATAAAGCTTAGCCGAAATGTGCTGACCTCCTGCTCGATTGAGTAATCGGAGTATTGTCCGCCTGCTCCGAATCCTAATTGGTAGTGCTGTCCATCGATCTTTGTTCCGCGTGCAATTTTGGCCTTTGCTCCCTTGGAAACTGAGCCTGGTTGCACGCTTATCTGACCAAGTACCCTTGCGAGCGGCTTGAATGTTCCGCGTACCGTCCCAGTGTAGGATGGTGTCTTCGCAATCACGGCCCTAAGCCAAGCTCGGATTGCCTGGCGTTGTTTGGCTTCAAGCCTAGCTCGCAGGGTCTTGGTAAAATTAGCAACAGGGATTTGCATCAATGACATTTCCCCGCGGATTCGTGGTACTGACATTACGTGCTCACATCTCCAGCTTCTTCGATCTGCCGAATTTCTTCATAGCTCGCAAACTCCGCAACCTGCCAGCTTGACCAGCTATCTATATCGCTGGTCAAGCCGTACGGTAGCACCGCGAATCTCTCGAACCCACGCCACATCAGGTACTTAAAGGACCGTCCTCCGGCGAGACGGATTTTTGTTCCGCGGCCGCCTCCGCGACTAAAAAATCCTCGCGGGCCGCCTCAAGCATACTGTCATCCATACAGTTAGCAATACCAACCGTCGTTAGGACACGGGCGACTTCGATCTCGGTGAAGCCACTTTCCGTCATTTCTGTCCGGTAGTTGCCCCACGTATTCGGGTCCTTGATATCGACGGTGTCCCACTCGATGTCCGGTGACGCTTCGAGAGACTTGAGCACGGTGTAATCCGTCTTCCGCCCTGCCCACTCTTCAAGTGCCTTACGGAACGCCGGAGCCTTTACGTTGCGTTCACGAACGCCTCCCGGCTTGAGAACCTCCGGCGGCTCTGGTGCCGGACAGATTTTCTCGAACTCGCTGTAGTCACCCACAGCTTCACATTTGAAAGCCATAGTCTCACCATTGGGTCGGCGTAGGACCAACAGTTCGGTGTTACGGCCTTCAACTTTCTTTCCTTTATACTTCATAGTGTACGGATCTCCTCGGGTGTGGTAAGATTAACAATTAGAGAGGCATGACAGTGGAGTCGAACCTCGTGATGGAGGCTTCCAGACGGTTACACCGACCAGAGCACGCAACTGATCCTTCTTTGGAATCCGGATCAAGCTGCTCGTAGTAGAATTCCTCGAACAGGAATCCTTCGTCGTCGATTGCCGAGCACTCCGGGGCGTTGACGATTTCAAGGTCAACACAGTAGGGCTGGCAAGGATCGTCCGCGGTTGTGACCCAAGAGTCGGCAGGAGCAACCCGCTTCAACACCTCTTGGACCGTCGGCACCGAGGCACCATTCGCGGACGTCATGAACTCCCAAGTGAAGTCGAACGAGACATCCATGGGCTCATCGTCGGCATTCCGGACAGAGCCCAGTTTGCCACGGTTGAGCTTGAACTCACGAGTCTTCTTCTCCGTATAGGTAAGGTTACCCTCACCGATCGTGACTTCGACTGAGTTGTGACCCGTAAGCCGTGTGGCGGCTTGGGCCTCAAGGATTTCGGCACCGGTACCGGCAAGCTCAATCGTCGCAAGTGCGAGGCAGAGCGGGTCGGCATTCCATGCGGTCTCAAGGAGGGCGGCGGTTGTGACGAGGGCGGAGGCTGCACGCTCCATCGTGACAATGACGTCTTTTCCTACGACGGCGAGAGAGAGTGATTGATCCTCGCCAGTGTCGAGAAGGGTAATGGAAGGCGTCGAACTTCCATGGTGCTTACCAATAGCGGTAAGAATAACTTGTCCGTCCACACCGGAGGCGTGGGTTGTGGTCAAAATCGGAACGGTTCCATCCCACAATCGGATGGTCGCATTCTTTAGGTCGATGATTGCCATAGAGATGGCTCCTATTCTTTAAGTTCAAGGCGGTAATGGCCTTCGATTGTAAATTGAGTAATCCGGGTATCCTGGTGGATGATCCCAAAATTACCTATATCAACAGTATTCTCATTCCGTTTTGTTCGGATTACCAAACATCCCAGAAGTGAATCGTCGTCGTTCGGTCCGTTCCCGTACTTGAACACATTGATCGAATTGGTGAAACCACGGGCGAAAACGCCAACGGCTCTAGCACCTGCATACAAGTCTTTCGGGTCCATCAGCGATTGGATCAAGAGGTTGACTTCAACATCAAGAAACATTAGCTGCTTACAGACGCGGGTGATAAAGGGACCATCCGTTCGGAGTTCCGCGAAATCCTTTAGGGTATTCGTATCCCGTTCGTCACCCTCAACGTAGAGATGGTATGTGTCCTTGTAGCCATCGAAGTGTTTGGCAATTGAAGCAACAATCCATCTGTACCAGTCGGCATTGATTTCCATCAGCTAGTCTCCACCGTTTGTTCGAGACTTAGAATCGAGACCGCATCAAGTAGTCGTACCATCTTCTGGCCCTTCGTTTCGCGAACCATGAGGATGAACCCCATGTCTGCCTCGAACTCGTAAAAGCCTTTGATGTCATACCGCCGGTTATTGTAAATTATGAATTGGTCGTTATCCAATTCCCAATCAGCCGGCAAATCGGCCGCGTCGAGAATGATACGTCTGTCGGAAACGTCGAAGAAACCACCAGAAGTAAAATCCTTATTCGCGGATATATATGCAAGGTCGTACACGAATGAACGAGATGTCCGTGCAGGCTGTATGATTGCCCTCGGAATGGACACCTTCATGTAGGAAATGTCCTTTTCACCTGTCTGTAAATCAGTCTGCCCCAGCGTTTGCTGGCACAGATCGATTGGCAACCCGTACGATCGTTTCATACGGTACAGCGTCGCTCGGATATACTGTAGTCGAGTGCGGGACATATATGAACCTTGTTAAGCGTAACAAAAGAAACCAATCCACCCCCGCCCGAAGGCGAGGGTGAATCGGGACAAGACTTAGCCAAGCATGATGGCAGCGAGGTTGGTATCCAACGTCGCCACACCACACAGCAGATCGACCGTGATCAGGATACCCTGGGCACGACCTTCGTAGCTGGCGGTGACGCGGACGGCCACGTCGTTGAACGACGCGATGGCCGACATGGCACCCATGCCGCCGGGAACCGTCACGAGCGGACGGATGACCAAGGCGAGACAGTTTCGCTGGAAGGCGAAGTTGACTTCCCCGGACGGGCCGAGATCGATAACGTCATTGTCCTCGATGGCCAATGCCAGCGGACGATCAAGCGTGATGCCCGTGGTGTTACCGGTGGTTTCCGTGGTCGAGATGACACAGTAGACGCCGGCGTACGGGACATTCGGGGCACCGTCGGTCGAGAACGAGACAAGTGTGCCTTGCTCGATAACGCCGGTGTAGCCGTCGACCGTGATTTCCTTCGCGTAGCCAATGGCGTAATCGTCGGAATCATTGACGAGGGCGTTCTCGTACTTGGTGACGACAGCGTCGTCCAAGACAGCGTGACGCAGGCCGGGACTGATAACGAGATCGATGTCCTGCGTTGCCGCACCGGATTCGGAGGCAACCCGTTGGATTGTCTCGTCGCCGGCGATCTTGATATAGCAACCAGCCAGATTCTCGAAGTCGGTCAAGCCGGCGGTATCCACATGGATGGCCGTCGTGCCGGCAGCATAGCCGCCGGAGAGATCGATCTTGGACGCGGCCGAATCGACGGAAACAGTCGGGTTTGGCGTGTTTTGACACTGGTAGATATTGAACCCGAACTTGCGTCCGATGCTCGCTTCTCGCAGGGCAGAACCGTCATCACCCACCTTGTCGGCTTCGGTGAACGTATCCAAGTTCAACATGTGGGCTTCGGTTTCCGGACCGATAATCAGGGTTCGGGCGGCTTCCGGAGCCTTGTTGATACTCATACGCTTCCGCGTATCGATCATGTACGACTTGATCGTACCGGCAGCACCAAGACCGAGATGGCCTTGCTGATTCGCCATGAACTGGTAGCACTGGCCAAGAGTGATCTTGTCCATCGCTTGGGCCAGTGAGACAACAGCCGGCTCCAGGAAGAGCACGCGAAGCTCTTGGAACGACTTGGTAAGGTCCTCATCCTGGAGGGTGAACGACGTATGCAAGTGCTGGTTAAGCGGCACTTGAATGTCGGTCGCCTCCGCGTTCTGGACGGTGACGTCGTCGGACTTCGTCTTCCGCTTGGCGACGAATTCCGCCGGCTTACGGGTATGGACGAGGTCGCCGAACTTCGCGAGTTCGTTCTCGAAGTCACGATGGACCATACTGGATGCAATCATGTTTTCCAACAGGATTGCGACAGACTCGTTCGCCCACACTTCCGGGATGAACGCATCCAGGCTATTGGCGTACACGAGTTGGAACGGTTGGGTATTCGTAATCAATTGATTAACCTTTCAAAAGGGATGTGGGATCGACACCGGGATTTTCTTTCCGCCACTTCATATAAGCAGCGGGATCTTTGATGGCGTCGATTGTCGTTTTCTTTCCACCCTTGCCGCCGGAACCGTTGTCGGCACCGAAGCCGCCGGCACCAGGATTCATGAAGAGATTACCAAATCGATCTGGTAGCTCTTTCATGCGTTTCATGGCATCGACAGGCGATAGGGAAAGGGTGGTCGGTTTGCCGTCGTCGTCGACATCGACGAACTTAATCAACGGCTGGTAGGCCCCAGTGGGCTTCCCGTCCTCACCAAGCACTTCGCTCAGTTGAGTTTGTGGTCCCAAGAGCGAAACGATCTGTTCGGGCACCGTGGCCTTGGCTTCGATAGCCGCGTCCTGTAGTGATCGACTGACCCGCTCGTTGGTGTAGTTGGATCGCCAATGGTCACGTTCATTGGTAAGGTTATCAAGCTCTTTCTGGTGGGCTTGACTGGCCTTCTTCGTGTTCCGCTTGGTGATCTCTTCGTGCGACATGGTAAGCTCTTGGAGCTTCTCCACACGCTCTTCCAATTCCGACCGCTCGGTAGCAGTCATACTCGCCTGATCTTTGAGACCGTTGATCTCAGCAACCAGTTTCTCGTTCTGTTGAGTAATCTTCCGGCGGTTGTCCGCCATCATCTTATTCAACTGGTCTTGGGTCATAGACAACTTACCGTCGTCCCCACCCTTCTTTTGGCCGCCGGCACCGTCGCCGCCGTCACCACCGCCATCGTCTCCACCTTCGTTGTCATCGTAGACAAGCACAAACGGTTGCGTCAAAAAATCTCGTAACATCTCAAGTCTCCTTAGGGAACCCTACTGATGATAAGTTCGCGAGGATCACGGAGGTATGGGTACAGGTATGCCCAAGCTTCGCTGCTTGGGATACCAGCCCTAATGTGTTCCTCGACAAAGTACGAGTCGTAGGTGGTTCTCGCACCTGAAAAGGCATCGGACGTCATGCCTAAGTTCTTCTGTTCAAGTTCCATATCCACACCGTCCAGGAACGCAAAAGCACACTCAAAGCAAGCGAGCTTTATATCGGTCGGAACTACGCTGTCCCCTACGCGAGGGAACTGTAGCTCTTGGTCATCGTCAAGTTTCTCACCGGCGATGTTAAGCTTATCAATTGCTCGGGTCGCCATGTAAAGTGCTTTGACTCGGTCGCCGGGGATGGCATTATCCCACGGGATTGTGTTCAATCTCTCGCCGAAGTAGATCGTAGCTTCGGCGGTTGTACCGTAATGACTAGCCACTGAGTTTCACTCCTTCAAATTCTAGGTTGATGGCACAGTTCGCACCTTCGGGATCGAAACGACGATTCTGGGTGAACTCAAGCGGATTGGTCATCAACTGAACATCCCAAATCTCACCCTTCCAATTGTGTAACCGAAGGTGCTCGGCGTTGTACGTTTCGAGGAAAGCCTGGAGTTCCATGCCCTTCTCGCGTGTCATATCAAACGTGTAAGCTAGCCGACGTGAATTGGTACGATTAACATATGTCCGTCTGGTCCCGTCCATGGACCGCTTGATCTTCATGTCGCCGAGAGCGTTTTCCTTATCATCGAACTCCGCTGCCGGTATAATGATCGATGCCTCTACTCGCGGGAACGGAGCTTGCAACATAACGTAATGATCGGTGCTAACGATCGTCCCCACGGCAAAGTGGCTGAACGTCAATATCTGAGTCATGTCGGTCGCACCGACAACTACGACGCCAGTGCTGCCCACACTCACGAATTCAATCGTATTGGACGCCGACACATTTATGATAAGGTCAACATCGACCGACTGGTCGAATGTCAGATCTGATTCGAGGTACTTCTCTTGGCCGCCCCAGGCCCAGGACACAGCTTGCGTAAATTCAAGCTGACTGTCTGCCGACCTAAAGTCGGATACGGACTGGGTAAATTCTAAAGTATTGCTAGCTTCCTGGACAGGAAGCACTTTCGCACAATGGACCGTCTGGGTGAATTCGAGTATTGAGCTTGGGCCTTGGGCCCTGGTGTACGCACACACAGCGGACTGGGTAAATCCAATCGCACTGTATGCTGCTGGACTCAGTATCTTTTCAACTGATAGCTCCTGGGCAAACTGGATAGTATTACCAAGACTGCCGACAGTATATCCCTCAGCTACCCCTGCGAATGTAAGGGTACTGGACGCTGGCTTGCTGAATATCGCGATAACATCGATGTCTTGCGTGAATTCAAGAGTATTCGATGCTGTCTTATTCAGTGCCCCTGAAAGTGAGTACAGTATCTCGACAGTTTGTTGTGTTATCCGGGATTCAGGGACGGCATCCGTTGTGTGCAGGACTTCGACTACCTGCTGCGTAACGCGAGCCTCATCAGGGTCGAGACTTAACTCAGTGTACAAGACCTGAACATATTGCAGCGTCGACCGGAGCTTAGCATCATTCTGCTCAGCTACTTGTACGACATGTTGTGTTGTCCGTAATACGGTCATGCTACCACTTTGATTCCAGCTTCAAGTGCGTTAATGTCCGCCTCTTCCCATGCTGCCGCATCATCTGGGTTTTCTTCTAGGATGTTGTGCCTGTGCGTGTAGGGACTGCCGATATTGAACGTGTCGCCTTGGTAATTTGATCCACCGATCCGCACGATGGATGCCCCTTGTCTCACACTACCACCACCCATAACATCATTCTTGACTACTGAAACAGCGTCGATCCCATGAATTATGTCGATGGTGGCTGCCATATCGTCGAGAGTGTACAGATCAATGTGGTCAGCAGTATCCGACTCAACATACGACGTGTCATCATCTTGCCCTGTTACTTCGTCCACATGCAGATGGTTGTCGGTACTGTCTGCATCACTGCCGGTGAAGTCGTTAACATCGCCCTCACCATCCGGATAGAGAGTTTCTACCTTAACAGGTCCGAGGAATGTATTGTTGATTGGTCCAGTCTCATCACAAACATAGAGGTCATCAATATACCGTTCCGCACCAGTCAAGCACCTGAACTCTATAGTATCTGTGTACGCCGGGTTAACGGAATACAGCGTGTCCGTTGCGGCATCCAATTCAATCCACTCAGCACCATCAACACGGAGGGAAACATCGCCGGCATCAATGCTGTTTTTCTTGACAATCTTGACTTCGATGTAATGCCATGTGTTAACCTGTAATACGTTCGCCCCTGAAGTTGGTGTTTTGTTGGCTGCCGATAACTCGAACTTGAGGACCCCGGTGGTCTCCTGCGTGAGGTATAGATCTCCACCCCCGCCGCCTAGGAACTCGAAAATCGCATTATCGCTTGTCGCACGGGCTGTCTGGTAAAAGGCAAAACCAATATACACTTCATTACTTGTGCCCCCAAACGGTATTACTATTTTCAGCGTCGATGAGCCGCTGAGATTTAGGGACCCTTGACCGGAGTTCGTAATCGTTCTTTCGATTGGGAAGTCACCTATAGATGACGCCAGGTACGCGTCGGTAGCGTAGTTGTATGTGTCAAAGCCTTCTATCAGAAGTAGTGCCATTATGCTTCCACCTTTACGCCAAATTCGGCTGCATCAATATCTGCCGCTTCCCACGCCGCCGAATCATCCGGGTTGAGTTCCCAAATCTGTGTTGCATACTCGTAGGTCTCTGCCAAGCTGAACGCGTCGCCTTCGTATGTTGTACCACCAACGCGAGTGATAATCTTACCACTCTTCGGCCCCGCATCATCCATTATACAATAGCAATCGACGGCTACCGCAAGGATCGTGTCGGGCGACTCAGAATTATCAAACGTATACAAGTCAACATCCGTGACCGTCGCTGACTCTGTGTACGTTGAATCATCATCGGGTGTGGCATCATCAACGAGGAGGTAGTTATCTGTGCTATCGGCATCACTACCAACGAAGTCGTTTGTATCCCCATTACCATCTGGATGAAGAACATCAACTGTAATATCACCTTGAAAATCATTCCAATCCGACCCAGTAAGATCACAGATATACACATCATTGAAGTAAGTGTAAGTAGCAAATCCCTGGATATTGAGTGCATCAACGCCGCTTGAGGAATAGTTCTGGCAATCTGTTGTGGTTGGAATATCCATGATAAGCGTACCATCGACTACGAGTTGGAACGTGTTTGCACCGATGCTGTTGACGCAGTTCCACTTGACCTCCACATAATGCCATGTGAAAGTCCTAAATGGTATGGAGGCCGTCGCGACTTTCGTTGATCCTCGTCGGAAGGATACTATCCCATCGCCATCAATCCAGAGTGCAAAAGTCTCAGAGCTATTCCGCACAAATTGGATTATCGGGCACGACGTTGGTATCCCGGCCATAAATGCGGCGAAGCCTATCACGCCCGTATCGCTCGCTGGGATGGGGAACTTACAGTAATAACCAACATAGCACCTTAGACTTCGAGTATGTCTACGTGAGTACGTTGACGAGATACTCACCAGCGAGGCGTGCTCGACTTCATACTTGTCTTGATTCAAGACATGGTCAAAAGTTTCTAATACCAGAAGTGCCACTTTAGGACTCCACTTTCACGCCAAATTCTGACCCGTTAACGTCCGCCTCTTCCCACGCTGCCGCATCTTCCGGGTTGTCTTCCCAGATGTGCTGGTAGGACACATATCCCCCGGACAGGGTATGTTCGCTACCCTCGTAGTTTGTCGACGCCGGGCGGGCTATCTGCTTGATCGTTCGTAGATTGGCTGTTGTCTTCTTTGCCATGGCGGTAACAGCGACACCATGAATCGTGGCGGGGCTCTCAGCCATGGCACTATAGGTGAAGGCATCAATCCCGCCAACATCTTCGTCTTCGATGTACGTTGAATCGTCATCCGGGTCAGCCTCATCAATCAACAGATAGTTGTCAACCTTATCAGCGTCACTGCCGTCGAAATCGCTGTTGTACCCATTCCCATCAGGGAGGATAGCCTCAACAACACAGTCGCCCAAGAATGTATTATTCTTGGACCCTGTCGTATCCATAACGTACAGGCTATCGAAGTAGAAGTTCGGACCGCCTGTGTTGTACGAGCCAAGCTGTAGACCAGTGAGCCCGCCGCCGGTGAGAGTATCCGCTGTTGTTGGTACGGTTATCACTGTCATACCATCAAGCTTCAAGATGCACTCAATCGTCGTTGAGTTACTAACCTCACCAATCAATTCGATATGGTGCCAGGTGTCATCAATAAGTGTTTCTGTTGATGTGCCGAGCACCGCGAGTGAACGTAAGAGAGTAAGTGTCCCATCCATGTTCAGTGCGATGCTCAAATTGACAGTGGCACCACCCATTGCACGCATGAGTGGCATTACCTTTCCAGGGGTCGCGTCACTTGTCTTAAAGGAAAACCCAATAACGAACTTGTCATCGGTGAATGACTGGGCAATGGTAATACCATGGAGGTACGAGTTTGCCAAGAGGCAGCCTACGCCCGTCCGCATCTCGACGGCGTCAATGGTAGGGGAACCAGATACCGCATACCGCCGGGAAAGATCGGCTGTTACATAGGTATCAAAACTGTCAATCAAGAGTAACATTATTTACCCTCCCCACGAGTTGTATCTTTTGGCACTACGTCCAAAGTCTTGTCCTGTTTCTCGTCCTTGCTGGCGTTCTGTACTCCACCTAGGTCGGGAGTACCACGAGCCTGTCCTTGCGACTCGGCGATGCGAGCAATACGTTCGGCATGGTCCGCTTTGGCCTTCTTTACCGAACCTTCCGGATAATTCTTAGCTCTGCTTGCCGCTTCCAGATCGATCAAGCCGGTCTCGATGTCTTCTTTTAGTACCTCGGGGTCGGAGAAGATGACAGGTGCCGCATCGATCTCTGCGTGCATCTTTTTCAGCTTCTCTTCCGAGATTTTATGTGCGAGGTCAATTGAGACAATCTGTTTCAGGGCTTCACGCTGGTAGATCATCGACGGGTTATTCTTCATCGAATCGCGAAGTTCTTTCGCCTCGTCCCGTCGGTCATTATCGGTTCGCAGGGAGTATTGTGTCGGGTATCTAACAGTTGGGACATCTCCCTTGAGGTCTTCGTACATCGTCCAGAAGCGGGCTACATTTCGTTCACCTTGTTCAAGTTCCATCCCGATAGCACTTAGTCCCGCTTCGAGTCCCCGTTCATCATGACCCTTACTCTCGGCCGAAGCCATCTTCGTAGCCATGGCAGAAATGGCAAGCTTAACAAGCTGTCGGATGTCCCGTTTCAGTTCCTCTTGCTTCTTCATTGAAGCCATGAGGGGTTCCGGCGATGGGTGGATGAACTCGGGCATATCGAGTCCCTTTGGGATACGACGCCCAGATGCCGAACCGACAGCGATCTCTTTGCTGCGTGACGTTTCTGCATCTTCGGCTTGCCCAGGTCGGACAATCGTGACACCATCGGAATCCACACCCGAAACTTGCGAGGCCGACCGATTGAAAAAGTTCTCCGACTTGGGGTCAAACTGCTCGACGTAGAATGGGAAGTTCGCTCGCAAGGCATACGAGACATCGGAGCTTGCCAAGTTCAACAGTGCAATCTGGTAGTTGGCAATGTCCGTCATCAGACTCTCAAAGATGGAAAAGAGAGTAAATGGGATCGATGGGATTGGTGCGAACTGAACGCTTATTCCCTCTTCGCCTTGTGGCGAAATCGGCTTCGAGTCCTTATCAAAGAACTGACAAAAGACACATCCTTCGCCACGCCACAAGTAACGATACCTTTCAACTTGTTCGGTTGGGAGTCCAGTCACCTCGTCTTCGCCAAGAGCAAAGTCACGCAACAATAGTGACGTGTACTCTACGTTGTCTTCCTCATGCTCGATGACCCAATTGCAAATATCCTCGGTCTTGTAGTGATAGATATACGGGCGAGCTAACCCCTTCTCTACAAGCGTAGGTCCGCCGATCTGCGGCATGTCCACAAAGACGCCAACACGACCCATTGAAAGAAGTTCCGGGAGGATATGGCGGCCCATGTAGCTGTTCATGGTGCTACCCTTACGATCAACACCAAACGTCTTACCTGTGACTGCGTCCAAGTAGGATGCCGGCCCGCCATCGCGGGTCACATCGGAAATACGCTGAAAGATCGAATCTTTCACGTCCGAAACGGCACCTTTTGCAAACGCCGGAACATAAGTGACTTCTTTCCGGGTCGCGAAGTCATCGGTGCCTTCTCGCTTGCTGAATTTCTTGAGGTACTTGGTAATGAACTCATCACCACTTGCGTACGTCAACCGCCACTTGATCCAGTTTTCTTGGTCCTTCTCGTATAACGGATGTCGCAGACCAGCAATCTTCACACTGTTAGCCACGATCTGGCTAACATGGGCGGTACCGGCTGCAATTGCTTCACTAAAATCGATCATGCGGGAGACTCCATTGATTGAGGGGCACCGACTGAAACTGCCAAAGGTAATGCAATCTCCGCATAATTACGGGAATGAGCAAAGTGATCATTGTTGTTGTCACCCTTAACATACTTCCCGACTAGATTACCGTCGGTGTCTTTTTCATAGATTCGCACCAATGACTTTAGGTGCTCTTTGTATTCGTTCGATGTATCTTTTGGTAAGCTTATCAACTCATTACGGAACCGACTCAAAGCGAGATCCAGCCATGACGTTCTGTCAACGGAGACAGTCATCTCGTCATCATTGACATGGATCTGCTTGCCTGATATTCCGCGTGTATACTGACAGAGGCTAACACTGCCGTACCATCGTTGAGCAAATTCTGTTGCCTTTCGACGTTCCGGCTGGGCATCGATAACGCAATGATTGACCTTAAAGGCATTCATCAACTGGTCGAGTTCCTCGAAGTCCCGAACCTTACCCTCCCGGAGAACGCGGCATTTTGCATGGGTGTTGACGCTTGGGGAGCCTGGAGTTAGATTCCATTCGTCGATTTCATAGTGCAGCCAGCTACCAACATCCACGCCCATCGTGATACATCTGTTTGAGTTCGAGCAATACTCTAGCTTGAGATACCCGCCCAGTACACGCTGGATGTCTGCGTCCGTAAGCTTGGCACCTTCCACAATGTGCGGGAGTCCAAGCTTGGAGTTGTAGAACTCTTGTTCGTCGGCCGGATTCGTTTGTGCTAGGAAGTACGCATGGATGAATGATCCCGGCTCAGCCTTCTTTGAGCTAGAGTACATTTGGCTTACACCAAAGCCCCGTGATGGCCGTTGAAGTTTCGCGGGAACCCACTGACCTGTGCTTAGGAAATTGACTTTATCTTTGTGCTCTAACTTCTTTTCGCAGAGATGGCACTTCAAATAGGACCGCATGATTTCGGGATCTTCGGGTCCGTCGCCGCAAATCTGCATGTTCCTGGGGAATTCCAGATTGATAAGCCTACCACAACCTGGACACTTGAAAAAGAAGGATTCCTGGGTGGATGCTTTGAATGTGACATTGATCCCCATATCATTAACTGTTGGGGTAGAGATTTCCCACGTCAGGGCCATATGGTAGCCCGACAGTCGCTCGCGTGCTAGTGGGATATTCTCTTGTCGCATCTCGTCTTTCTCATCGAGGACCAGAACGCCGACTGGAACTGACTTTAGCCCCGCTCGGGACTTGCTTCCTCGGATGTACAGGTTAGCTTGCCCTGCCCGTTTGTGTCCGACGTTCTTAACATCTGTGAAGATATTTCCCAGATGCGGCGAAGACTCGATAGCGGGATCGAAACGAGCAGCACTAAAGTCACTAGCATCGGGAGTTTTAGCGGGCAACACGTAGAGGCAATCAACACCATGAATATCAATATGATAAAATACGATGTTAAGTACAGTTTCGGTGAAACCCATCTGGGCCGCTTTTTGTCCGACATTGAAGTCCGCCGTGCTATCGTGCATTCCACGCAACCACGGATGGCGTTTGAATGACCATCTTCCAGGGTATGGTGGTCCCATTTCCCGGTAGGTTTCAGCCCACTGGGAGGGAAGAACAATTGATTTTCGCTTAAGTCCGGAGGAAAGCCGCTCCGAAAGCAAGGCTGCTAATTTGTGCATATCTTCGCATCTCGTTCGACATACAAAACTCCATAACCCCCGAAGGGGCTAGGAGTTGTTAGGGTTAACATTACGAAGTTGGTGCAATCAGGGTCTCAGTGTGGTTGCCGGTGAACTCGGTCGTTGAGGCAAGTACCGCAGCGATAGAGTGACAGTACAAAGCCGTTACGGTTTGATTGACATGACCACCGGTCAAGCAACCTGTGAAGAGGGTGCAATGCCGGAATATGAAGGACCCTGTAGCGGTACCTGCATCTGATACGATGCTTACAAGGGTGGACTGATCAAAAAAGAATTGATCTGTGTCGCATGCAACGTCAAGTTGGACGGCACCATCAATAGTGCAATGGTTGATACTAAGTGTAACCGCTATATCAACGGCATGGAGGAGGTCGATTGAATCGCCGGATGCGTCCTTGTTAATCGTAACATCCTGCAAGGTGACAGTTATGGTATCGTCAGCCGATGTGTCATCGATGAAGATGCCTTTCTTTGCGGCGAATTGATTGAGGGTGACGCCCTGAATCGTGATCTCGAAGGGAGCACCTTGGGCACCGGGCGTGATAGACATAATCTGATCGAGTTCGGCACCCGTGATGATCGTATTGTGCGAGCCGGATACGCCAACGATATGACAGTCATTCTGATCAACCGGCAACACCAAGATGGCCGTAGGTGCGTAGATGCCTGGCAGCAAGACGATGGTCTTCTTTGCAGACGTAATGGCCGCAATGGCCGCTGCAATCGTAGCGTACGGGTTGGTCATACTGCCGATGGCCGTGGCAGCTACGCCCCATGGGGCTACCCAGATGGTAGTATCGGCGGCTAAGCCGGCGAGAGACGTTTCCACTGCTAGCAATTCCGCTAGCATCTCATCCCAATCCTCATGGTCGGGTCCTTTTACCAGGCGTCGGTTTTGTCGGAAGTTAGTGATTCCATCCCAAACAGTTGATGGGAAATTAGCAGTCTTAACAGTCATATTCATCCTCATTCGGGTCAAGGGGTAGCAGAAATTCTGAACGCCTTGGGTCTACGCTCACATTATACAATGGATCATGAATCGTATTCATCAAGTTGGGACAAGTCGACTGGCACAGTGGATTCCATCGGGTTTCGTCGTTCAGGTGCATCGAGTGTTACCGTTGCTTGGATCATTTTGGTACTGATAATATCGATAATATCGGTATCTTCAATGTGTTCGTGTATGATTTCGACGTATTGGGCTGCCAAGCGTAGGACAGAGTCCTTACCGAGCAACTGCCCCATCTTGCCTTCCATCCGGTCGCAACTCACAACAAGCTTTTCGATCTTAATAACAAGATCAGCCGCTCGTGAGGAGAACATCAACAACTCTTGTTCATCGTGGCACTGGTTCAACATGTTTTCCAGTACCATTCGGAGAATACCAACTTCTTCCCGTAATGATTTGATACTCTCGTTATCGGCAAGCTGGTGGACTCTTGCTTGCCATATTGTCAGATGGTAGTTCCTGACTGCTTCTTTTTCCACTGCATTCGCGGACAGTCCGCCACCATGGCGAACACAATAGTTACTTTTCTCTTCCGCGAGGTAGGGGCACGTACCATACTGAGCACTGTGCCCTTTGCATCTATGCTTAGCTTCATGGACGAGTGGGTCCCAGCGGGTGAATTTGTTTGCAATTTGGGTCATAATTTACCTTGGGTGGTAAGCTTACCAGACCCCTTGCACTAGGAAGTCTGGTTCAAACTCGGAAGCAACAAAGTTGGTCTTGGTGGTGCGGAACGAATTGATTACATAGGCTTGAACTCTTCCTGGTGTCCCACCAAAAACATGACACGAAGCAGACTCTGAGTTCTTTAACCAAAATTCAGGGTACTTGTCTCTGAAACTATTATCAAATAACACCCCATTTTCAATATAACACCGATCAAAGAAATAACGACCGCCATTACCTGCTGTTTCTATATTGACAGTGCCACCAAAATTACAGTCATTACAATCTAGCTTTATATCGTAATCTTGACTAATAGTCTCAAGATCGAGGCAGCGGTCATGACGGTCTACAACAATATCATTTAGTGTAACCCAATAGGTTGTCCACTCTTCACCTTGGTTAATCTTTATTGCCGGGCCTTCTAGGCCACCGCTACCATTCTTGTCGAACTTGATACCTTGAAATGTCAGGTACAAGTCATCGTTTCTCTGGTCATTTTGGAGCAGAAAGACTGTGCCGCCGAGGAGATGCGTAAATGTTGTGGCTTTACTCCCACCAATCCCGATTAGCACAAAATTAGTTATATCGGGCAGTACGATCTGACTGCTTATGATGTACTCACCAGGCAAAACACAAAGTATATGTTTTGTTTGTGTCATCGCCGCTATAGCTTCGGCAATCGTTCCATAGGGATTATTCCGACTCCCTGTACCTGTTCCCTGTGGCCCTACCCATAGCGTGTCATCTACATATTCCTCTGCCCCGCCACCTCCGCCACTCCCGAGAATCGTTACTGTATGTGCCCCAACAAAATCGCTTTCCGATACTGCTTCGTGTGCATCTGTGAAACAGTTGAGTGCCTTAATGATCTGACTTGCAAACCCACCTGAAATACCGCCTGCCTTAATCATTGAGTCCCTGAACACGTATTCAATCGCATGGTTGTCTGCCGATGTGACAACGCCACCTAGTAGGTTGCAGTGCGTGAATTCATTGTTACAGAGATTTGTTGTGTACGTGAAATCAATCGCCCCAGTGACATTGCAATGTTCCATCACAAGATGACACTTTGTTCCGTACGTTGTGTTTTGGAAGAAGGACGCACCCGCTGTGTCCATGTTAAGATTAACATCCTTCAACGTCAGCTTTGTGTCACTCGCACCGAGTCGGTCAATGACCTTAATACCGATCTTGCCGGCAAACTGATTGAGCGTGATTCCTTCTATTGTAATGTTGTGTAGTTCGGACGTTCCATGTATCGGATACACCTGAATTGCTTCATCTGTATCCCCGGCATTGATGATTGTCGCTGCTGAGCCACCTACACCGACGACTCGCACATTGGAGTCAGCAAACGGGAGGTCTGGTATAACAGCGATGGCATCTAAGTCGTAAATTCCCGGCAGTATTGCAATAATGCTCTTGGTTACTGATAGTCGTGCTACAGCGTCGTTAATTGAAGCTACAGGGTTGGTAATGCTACCAGTTCCAGTGGCTCGTGCATGTTGCTCAACCCAAATGATAGCATCGTCTGATGCCGCAAATAAGGTTTTCTCGATGGATTGAACTTCGGCAAGCATCTCTGCCCAGTCCTCTGCGTCGGGGGCAGCCTGAGTATTCAGGTTACCCCGCCAGCCAGTGAGGCCGTCCCACAGATCACCAGGAAATGTACATTTTATTGCCATTAGCTCTCAAAATACCCTGACGACGAGAACATTTCCCGCCGCCAGGGCCACCCAAGGAGATTATCGTTTGCCGTTTCGGACCAATTGGTCCAAAATCAGCTTGTGCTCTTGATGTTGCAATTTTGATAGCCCTACCAACTCTTGGAGGATAGCTGTCTGGGCTGCAACATTCAGGGATAACGCACGGATGGCCTCTTCTAGGGCACCATCGTCAAACCGCCTAAGCAGTTCCTGCGTTGTCTCATGAATCTCACCCAATTTGGTTAAATCGACTCCGCGTGTCCTGAGCCACCCTAGTACCCTATCGCCGACAACCACAGCGAAAAGTGTGATTATCGTTAGATACGTCAGAAGACTATCGGCGGTCCAGTTCATACTTACTCCATTAACGCGGTTTGATTTTCTAATATCTCGACCAATCGATCGAGTCGCCGGTTAGTCTGCATTTGCAGGATAACCAACTGTCCGGACAAGTTACCTGCGACGCCGTTAAAAGCTGCCGCAAGATCCTCGTCAAGCCCGACATCTTTGACTGTGGCGGTGGAACCCTGACTACTCTCGATCCCCGCTACTAATCTCGCTCCGTGAGCTTCGATGAACTCCGCGTTCTTCTCCAAAAACGCTTGAATCTCTGCTGATGATTGACTCATTGGGTGTGATCTCCCATTCTATGACCGCATTGACCGGGGGTGGTAATGGTAGCGGTTCGGGTGCTATGTTAAGCTGTGACAGACCGAAACCTGCCGCCCCAGCGGCCAACGCGAGCACCGCTGCCTTGGTAAAGTTACCAACGGCAGACGGTGCTGGATTCTCAGCACTCTGTTGGACAACGGTCTGATTGCCAAACGGGATCTCTGCAAGGAAGTTCGGTAACTCCCTCGGGTCAATCCCGTTTTGCTTGGCAATTGCTGCACGTTCAACGTCCGAATTACGTTTCATGACGTTCATCGAGCCCCAAAGACCTGCTGTCCGGTGTTGTGCTTTGGCCTGTTCCCGTAGATTGGCAGCGTTACCCATTTGGGCGGCTGCTTCTTCTAGCATGGGATTAGGCTGTTCGCGTTGGTCCGGCATGACGTTACTTCTCCACCTTGATGACCGGGGTTCGATCGGCAGTCGACAAGGCCGCCATCAACGCCGGCGACTCACCCTGCCCACCTTGGAACAAGTCCTTCTGATACGCCAACAGCGTATTCTGGGACAGTTGCTGGTTGTTCGCAACGCCCTGGGTTGCTACGACGGCCAACTGTGCCGTCAGTTGCTCTTGCATGTCTACGCCCATAACTCAATCTCCTTCTAAGGAACTAACGAGGATCGACACCGATCACACGACCGGACTGATCGATCCTCACACGAAACTGCATCTTACCTTTCAACGTGTCGGAGAGGACGGTTGAAGTCTGTTCCAGTCGTTGTAACCGAATCTTCAACTCTCTGTTCTCCGTGGTCAAGGTGTCCACGGATTTCCCGTCTCGGACCACCTCCTTCTGTAAGGACTCTACCGACCCCACAACACGCTGAATCAAAATAGTGTTTTCTCTTGCGACCTTTTCGATCGATGCTATCCGCTTACCGTGCAATCCAATTTCGTCTTTGTTAATCTTAACACCGGTGATTTTACTCTCTAGTGCATCGAGACGGGCACGAATATCAGTATCGTCGAATGGTTCCACGACTACCTGCGGGGGCTCTACAACCACAACAGGCGGGACGACGGGAACCATGGGACGTTCTTTTGCTTGAGGGGGACCAGCGAGGCCATCGAGTAAGGCGGAGATCAATAACACATTCGGACCGATACACGTTCCCTCGCCGGGAGCGTATTCTGTCAGGATTGCCACTAGACCTTGCGATGAAAACATGGGGCCACCGGAGTCTCCCTCTTTGACGTTGGCACGCACCTCGATGTCACTACCAACGTAACCGAGTACGACACCGGGATTCCCGGCGACCGTTACGGCTGTTCCAACTGGGGCTGACGTGGGTGCCAGCCGTAGGGGTGATGGATGGTTGGCGGGTGCTGCCCAAATGGTAATATCAGCAAGACCACCAGCCGAAAGAAGTGTAAGCTCAACGTCTTGTCCGTTGATTAGAGCGTAGCTTTTCCAGCCCGCACGAAAGACGTGAGTACACGAAAGAAGGTATTGTTTGTCTTTGTAGACGATGAAGCTCGCCCAGCCCAATTGGGACTGATTGCCGTGGACGGCTCGCACTCGAATCTCAGAGACGTGTCTTCGTCCTCCAGGCCGGATGTCGGGAGTCCGGCGAGGAGGTTGTGCCGGCCTGGGAGGCCGGATAACCGGGGGTCGTGGGACATTGCAGCCACGCGGGCCGCACTGGCCTTGCCGACAACTGGGGAAAAGGATGCCTATTGTGGACGGGTCATAAGTCTGGGCTTGCACGCTACCCACCAAGAGAAGGATCGCGATGGTAAGGCTAACAAGTGTTTTGCACGATCGGTGTAACAACATTTTACAGGCTCCAGGGCTCGACTTGGGTGTGGAATAGAGCATCTCCTACATACTTATAGCACATCACAAAGCTTTTTGCCTGCACAAAATGTATATTACATATAATGTGCAAAATCGGCCCATGAAACGCGTTCTAGGTCCAATTCGGTGTGTTTTGACACCATCAGGACACCAGGGAACGCATTCTAAGCTCAAATATAGCCCTGCGGGCTATAACGGGCCCAGGGCCCATCCTATAGGGTCCCATTATAACCCCTAGATCGATAAATGGTGTATTGCACATAGATCATGACCACTGAACACCGTGAAATAGTATGAAAACTGGGCCCTGGGCCATTTCGTCGTCCAGAGCCGTCCAGATCGTAATTAAAATTTTGCGAATTTCGTTTTCACTGCGATTTGCCCTTCCATTGCCACTGGTAGAATTAACATTTGACCCACCTCACCCGGTTAGGTAAAATTAGGTCAAAATAAAAGTTGAAATATTCTTATAGCATAGGGGGTGGGAGGATAGGGCAACCACTGTAGACTTTACCGGAAAGATTTGACCCTCCCCCTTGTATATTCTACTGTATGTAGGATGTACAGGGAACAGTGTAGAATATCCCTGCATTCTTTATATGTATATGTGTACTATATACTACCACCATTGGGGACTGTACATCCTACTGTCCACTGGCCCAGGGCCCAGCCATCCTGTACTATCTACAGTATATACAGTAGGGCATGGAGCTATAGATATTGCCAGTAGATATTACTCCTGGGCCTTGGGCCCATGGTAAGGTTGACATGGGTCCGGTCGTAATGAATATAGTAATGGGCCACATCGTGTGGAGATTATGGGTCATTATAAACAAATGGGCTGTGCCCTGGGCCCTGATTGCCTGAGTCGTTCCGATTTGATTGGCGATGCTGGTTGTAATGGTTGTGCCGGGATGCGGTCCGGGCCCACGCCCACGCCCACGCCCACGCCCACGCCCACGCCCACGCCCACGCCCACGCCCACGCCCACGCCCACGCCCACGCCCACGCCCACGCCCACGCCCACGCCACCCATGCCAAAACGACGTAAGTGCTTATGGTCAAACGACTTACGATGCGAGGTGGACACTTGGTATTTCGTAACCCCTTACTGTCAAACGACTTACGATGCGTCGTCCTAAGTCCTTTGGTAACCTTAACTTACGACGATTGTTGTACCGATACTAAGTGTCCAAACAACGGATCGGATTATTCTCGAAAGATTTTAAGTCCTTACCACCAAACGACTTACGACGATTCGGTCGGCGTCCTTCCTTTCGGGGCCTTTCCTTTCGGGTGGTCGGCCGTATTATGTAAGTGCGGGAAGGAACGACGGACAACGGGAACGACGGACGCGGCAAACGCCTATATGGCAACGGGACGGCATGACCGCCCCAACCGCCGCGACCGACATAACCGGGTCAAGAGTGAAAACCGCAACGTGAGTAAGTTTTTCAGTGAGTGAGTAAGTTTTACAGAGTGAGTGAGTTCTGGCGTATATAGCACCATAATGTGCAGGGTATCCGGTGGTCGGCCAATTTAGGGGGCCATGGGGCGGGGGCAGGGAGCCCAACCAGAAACCGTCAGTCCGGATATTGTGGGTTGTAGGGTTGCAAGTCGATTCGGCCAGTAAAAACTGGAGGGTCGGACGAACCCGTGGAAACCGGGAACAACTACCGTCCACATGGTGAAAAAGAGAAAAACTTACAGGGTCCTGTAGATCCTACCCGGAGAACGGGTGGTGTTATATGGGAACTGTGGAACATATCGATTATGGTACGTCGTGGACTGGTCCAGTTGTCAAAGAGAAAGATTTACCGGACCCACCCCCCACGATGGAAGAGTTAGTGAGGAAACCACGGAAACCAAGAGTATCTTACATTGGACGGTATCATGTTCATGATTCCGCCGATATGGTGAATACTTTACGGGGTTTTGACGGGTTTGAAAACGCATGGCGGTTGGTCGAGGAACTGCTGATTGCAGGGAAACGGCCGGTTATGCGGGATTGTCAACCTGGCGGGTTGGGGCGAATTTACCCCACCCCTGGGGAATGTGGACCCACCGGAACGGGTGGCAAGCGACTTTCTACCAGAAAGAAGTCCGGTTCAGAGTTACATGGCAAAGCACAAAAATGCTTCAGATGAACTTTTTACCGGGTAGGATGTACTGGGCCCTGTAAGTGCTACGGTTCGTCAATGGCTGCCTTGACAGATAGGATGGCCACGATGATCCCACTAATAGCATTTTTGACGATTGTTCCGCTTCTGATCTGTGTTCGTCGGTTCATGTTCTACGATTCCGATTACCGCTGATAACCTTAACAAGTGTCAAGGCTGCCATTGACGGGCCGTAGTGTGTAGATTCTGCTAGTTGCCCCTGGTCTATCTTTACAGAAAGACTATTCCAATGGCTAACAAAAAGCAGACCGTTATCGACAAAATCGTGGCATTGCCATTCATTCAATTGGCTCTGGCCTTTTCCTGGAATTACCGGTTCGCCAACAACATGGATATTCCGTCCATGGTGGAGGAAATCGTCCGGTTCGGGGGCGTCCCCCATCCCCTATTGGTGTGGGTTGCGTCCGACGAATTCTGTGAAAAGCATGGGTTGCCGAAGGGTTCGGTTATCCGGCTTCAAGGTCATCGTCGATCGGATGCGGTAGCGTACATACTGGCCCACCCGGCGGACTTCTCGTTCGAGTTGGTTCAGTCCCTGGAAACCGTCCCGGTAATCTTTTTCGAGGGTACGGAAGCGGAAGCGGAAGAGCAAGTTTTCGACCAAGGTGCCTCGCTCCAAGCGAGTCCGGCCGAAGTCGTCAATGCGATCTATCGCCTATTCGACCGTGGTTTCTCGGAAATCGAAGTGACTGCCAAACTGTATCAGCAGATTGGTAAGATCCTCTATCCGGGCGATGGTGCCAAGGTTCGTGAGTATTCCGAATTGCCGCCCAACTCGCAAGCGAGAAGGGACTGCATTCGGGAATGGCTCCACACCAAGGTGGGGAGTTACTACATCAAGGCCAAGAAGTTGGGGCCTTGGGTCGCCGAGCAAGTGCTTTACAAGCACAAGGTCAGCGACAAGATTCTGGCCGAAGGGGAGAACTACGATCTGCCTATCAGTACCGGCCAGATGAACAAGCTTTCCAAGGCTTGGAAGCGTGACACCGCGACGGTCGACAAGGAGACCAAGGAGCCTCGCGAGGTTACGTGGTTCGGTCCGGTTGCCGATGTGGCAATCACTACGGCCGACGATGGCTCTGTTAAGGTTGCCATCGAAGGTGGTGGTTTGTACTTCAACGAATTGTTGGAAGCAATGATCATCAAGGAGAAGGACCCCGGTTCGGCCAAGGAAGCAAGCGAAGCTATCGCTGCTGCCGAAGGTCCCAAGATGATGACCAAAAAGGCTCTCGAAAGCCGGTCCGAGACTTATATCTCGGAAGCGGTCAAGGGAACCCTCGCGGTCGTTCTCGGAAGCCGGGACATCAACCTGAACGCGGTCGACTTGGAGTCCTATCGACTCCAGAAGGTAATGGCCAAGCTGGCCGAACTGGAGTCCGCTTGTGAGGACGAAGGACTGGCCGCGTTCATCAAGGCCATCCGCGTCGACAAGGTAGCCCAGGTGGAAATCGCCGCGGCTAACCTTAACATCTTCGGCAAGGCTGCTACCGTCAGCAGCTAAGCGTCGTTCGTGAGTGAGTGAGTGAGTGAGTGCGTCGTTAGAGTTTCCCAATGCAATTGACCGGGGGCAACTTGCAGAGTCTACACAACAGTAAGGCTTCACGTCCCCTAGTGGATAGTGCCAAGCACCCGACAGGGGTATGCAATACGTTGGTCACTTGACCGATAGGAATACTCAATGCCACTTGGCATGTATCAATGGCTCTGCTAGGGGACGTGAAGTCTTACTGTCTATTTGTATCCCCAAATGAGGGATGCTCTGTCTGTTCGTAAGGTCGTCAATTTGTTACGCTTAACAATCGGGAGTAATTATGAGCAAGAGGGCAAAAGCTGGTAAGGACAACAATCAATGCCAGTACCATGAAGCCGATGGTGTCCGTTGCACTCGCAAAGCGTCCAATGGTGTCGTGCAACATGGCACCACCTTTATCTTCTGCGAGCGGCACATCGAAACAGCAAGGGAAGCTGTCGACGCGTGATTCTGGTTCTAAGCCCCGTCGTCTCAACGTGAGATGGCGGGGCTTTTTCTATGCCTGCATTTTAAGGTAATGCTACCAATTGGGTAAGGTTGCAGTTTGCACGGAATTTGTTACAACTTTTTACTCGCGAATGAAGGCACCATTACCGGCCTGTTGGTCCGACCCTATGATCGTGCGAGAATGCCACGCAAGGCGACGGACGGCCTATCCTCGTTGATCTGGCAGGGTGTTCCGTCGAACGGCCACCCACGCGGTCGAAAGGCGACTCGTGGGCCGGCTGACTGACTGACAACTATTTCCTATTTCTCTATACTATATTTATTTCTCTCTCTTTTAAGCCCTTATGGGAGATATAGTAAATAGTAGTTGTTGTCAGTCGTAAGGTAAGGTCTCGAATCGTCGTAACCTGCTATGTAGTAAGGACTTACGACGACAAGGTGGACTGACAAGGCTTGGCTCACCACCCACAAGGTGTAAGCCGTAAGGTGTGGTGCCACCTTGGACGGGTATGTCGTCCTCTAAGGTGGTGTTTCTAGTATGGTCGGGTGGGTACCGACACCCCCAATGGTAGTAGATACACAAATAATTAAAATTATTTGTTAAGCTTGCCCAGGGCCCAAGGCCCAGTATTCAGACGCGTTTGGTACAAAATGCCTTGAATCATGTGCAATAGAAGGTCCCACAAATGAAAAAGGCCCGGTTTCCTATTGGAAACCGGGCCTTGGGCCTCATTCACAGGTACCACTGCGTCCTCTGCGAGGGCGTATCTCCCACCAAGGTAGTCTAAGGTGGGCTTTATACAGGTGTCCCTTGAAAGCTTGTGTAATCATGCGTCGACTGGTACGCAATATCTCACGTTCGTGGGCCGTATCGCCCATGCTCTCCGCAATCTCGATCGCTGTTCCACCGGTTAAGGCTAACAATCGTGTGAACACGACTCGAAGCTCTTGGTTTGGAATCTCCACCTCTTGGGGAATGCCCATGTACTGCTTCATGTTACTGCTTTCCACTCGACCCGAACCCCTTCTCCCCTCGCTCCGAGTTGGGAAGCTCGTCGACCTGCTCAATGGCAAGGTGGTTAGGTACAACAAAGATCGCTTGACAAATGCGATCACCTGGGTCGACGTGATAGCTCACCTTTCCGGTGTTCAATAGCACGACGCTCCATTCACCCCTATACCCACTGTCAATGACACCGGCAAGCACAGTGATGCCGTGTTTGGCAGCCAACCCCGAACGATCACGCAGCAAGGCCACGTATTGAGGCGAAAATGCAGTATGAATCCCCGTCTTCACGACACCCCGTTCACCGGGAAGCAGGATGCAGCATTCGTTTGCTCGGATGTCAAGGCCACCATCGTGGACGTACATCCTATTCGGATTGTCGCTCCAGTAAGGGAGCATTGCACCATCTTTCAATTTAATCTGTAATCCGAGCATGTTTGTGAACCTTTGCTAAAAGAGAATCGTTTCGTTTCTCTACAAACGCCTTGTAGAACTTTACGTTTCCGACATGTGTGAGTCGCAACTCACGTAAACGTTCGATGACTTGGAAGGCCGTCGGCTCAGCCCACTTGTCAACGACACCACGCCCGTATTCCAACTGGCCTTTCTCATTCAAAAATACAACTTCCCAGACCTGATTACTTGAACAGTGCCACGTTAGGACGTTTGTTAAGATTATCATCGTGCTCCATTTCGATATCAAGTAGCCTTCGCTCACGCTTTGTGTGCTCGTCATCCTCCTTGTGCGTCTTGGCCTCCACCTCTGCGTCCTTCTTTGCTTTGAGCACGAGGTATCGTTGCAGTTCTGGACCGTGCAATTCGACATCACAATCCTCCGATGGTGACAGTGATGGTATTGGAGGGTACTGCAAGGTAGTACACTCCACGCAAGGGAGGTAGACGAAGGCACCACATGTGGGGCACTTCCCTACCTCCCCCTTTGTCCTCTTGTCGGGCTGTTTGAGCACCCAATTAACGGTTCGTTTCATCACACCGAATCGTTCCATCAACTGAGGAACCGTTGCCCCTTCGATGAATAGTGTACGCATCCTCCTCTTCTGCCGCTCGGGTACATTGGTCTGGTTGCCCCCAAACTGAGAGGCCACCGCTTCTATGTTGGTCTCCTTCCATACCATTAGACGTGGCTCCAATACTTACCGGTGTTAATCTTACCAATCGAAGACCGGTCTACCCCAAACTGTTCGCTTATCTCTTGATGGGTGTAACAACCAAGAAAGAGGAGCCGACGGATCTCCCGAACATCGTCGGGTGTTAGCTTTTGTTTGCAATGCAATGGGCCACGCTGTGACTTGTCTATCATGTTCTGACTATTGTCACCCTCATACAGGTGGTCAGGGTTAACACAAAGTGGTGTGTCACACTTGTGCAGTACCAGGCCCAGGGCCCAGCGTTCATGAGCAATAGCCCATGCAACACGGTGTGCCCCTACTATTTTACCATCGACCAAGAAACAACCATACCCTTGGCCGTTAGTCCCACCAGTCCAGATGTGGCATCCACCTTCGGTCTTGTCAACCTTATCAACGAACCGAATGAGTTCATCTATAGTGAGGACCATTGCTCCTCCCTCCGATCCGGAAAGATTTCGTTGAAGAAATCATTCGCATCCACCGTCGGAATCTTAGGTCGTGATGCGTTGGCCATGAAGAACCCGATGTCCGTCGTGACGCCAAGCCCAACCAGTTCCTCGAAACATTTGTAGCATAGGTATCCGAACGTATGTGAAATTCTATCGCACATAATACTATCGCAACCCACCCGATCACAGTTCAAAACTCCCATGCTCTTCTCCCTTGGGCCCAGGGCCCAGTCATCATGTTGCTTCGGCGTCGATGCTTAGCACGCCCGCACTTGTGATAAGGTATATCATGCGACGTGCCTTGTGTAGTGCAGCCGTTGCATCATCAGCCTCAATGAAAAATACGATGTCCTCTTCCTTGTAGACGCCGATCGTTATCTTGAACATAGCATCACCAGTCCTATTATCCAGAAGCCTAGACCAAGGAACGCCAGTATACCCGCTGCGAATCTTATCATCCCGAGCACCCCTTTAGCACTTCGATTACCTGATTTACGTTCACCATGACAAGAGAGATTGTCTCTTGTACACCAGGGACTATCGCTACGAGTGACATTCCCAGTGCTATGGATACCATAGTTCTCATCCCGAGCACCTCTTCAGTTCTTCCAGTATTGATTGAATGGGTGCAATGGCTCGACGGAGGTCAGCACCATTGGTAACCCTAACAGCAGACTCGTGTCGATCCTTGGTCGCTGGCATTAGTGCCATGAGGTCATCGATACGATGCTGCAACGTGAGCTTGACCCGCCTCATTGGGCCATTGTGGTACCTCACTTGAGCCTCCGTATCTCTGCTAGGATTGTCTTGAAGTCGTCGACTGCTATCCGGACCTTGGACCCATTAACCATGACGGTATCTGGGGCACAGCCGGGTCCGCAAGCAGGAAACACATCGACCAGACGTTTGAATCTGGCGTGTGCCTCTTCGCCGAGACGTCGAACGTGTCCTGTATGGTGCCTCATATCTGCTCCAATCTGTATAGTAGTTCACGAAGAAGATCCTTGACCTCGTCGACACCCTCCCGCTTGGTGACGTGGTTGTTAACCTCAGCAATTGCGACGAGCGATGCAAAGGCAAGAGCAACATCAGCGGGCTCAAGACCCATGGTATATGTCAGTGTGTAGTCCCCATCGATGACGTGACTGGCATTGTCCCGGAGTATCGCTTCGATACAAGTGTGGTGTTCAACAAACTCGGCGGGTGTGAACCGGAGTTTGATCCTCATATCTTGGACCTGTCCCGCTGGTCCAAGACGACCGTCTCCCACCCACACTCGGGGCAGATACTGATGTCGGGTGGTCCGGCGACCGTGCTTTCATAATCACACTCCGTGTTGGTACAGGCCGAGTCCGTGAATGAACTGACGTACTGTCCTTGGTCATCGGGGTACAGGTCTTGGAACAGAGCCGGGCACTGCTCGATGCACTTCTCCGCCACTATCGCGAACGCTTCGCGGATCTCCACCTCTGCGTGGATGGACGTGCGAGTGCAAATCATGTGTCGCAATGCACGCACGTTGGCGGTGAAGATGATGTTGGTAGAAATACCAATCGGGGCGATGCGACGCAGCCACGACGTGAGTTTTTTCTTGAGCGAAAAACTTTTCAGTGGTGCGATCATCACCTCGTCGAGCTTGGCGATCACCCTCTTGAGGTCCATAATTCCTTCGAGGGCATCCCGTCGGTTGGCGGGTGTGATAGCAGGGTCCTCGGGCAACACCACTTGCAGGTCTTGCAGGCGACAGTACCGGAGAGACTCCTGACTGTATGCACATCCAGCACGATGCCTAACCAACTCGTGAGTGAACACTCTGGATATTCCCATGCAAGCGAAGGTGAAGTTAATGTGCTCCAACACGCTGCCATGTCCACTATCAATGATGTTACCAATGTATGGCACGTTACCTTCACGGACCTTGGTGACGTTAGCATTTGTTCCTTGCGTTCCATCGTATGCCTTCCACGATTTGTAGCAGAGACGGCCAGCCATCTCCGCGAGTGCATCTCCCTCGGTACATTCCATGCCGGGTAGCCAATCAACCTCGGTAAAGAAGTCAACGGCTTCGGGAGCGAGTCGAGTCTGTGCGAGTAGAAATACTTTCATTGGGTATCCGAGGGTATGATGTCTAGGATTGTAATGTCAGGCGTCCCATCACTGGTACGCTTAACAACGACGAGTCGGTCTTGGCTGGTGCGGAAAGCAAGAGGCTTATTCTTCTGATCAAACTCATTGACGAGCTGGTTGAAGTACCACTTGAGTTTGCCCTTGGCTTCCGTGCCCACGAGAATACACTTGGCGGCATCAAAATCCACCAACTCGACGAGGCCATGGAGCACAGCGTACTCTTCTGCCATCTGTTGCAGTGTCGGGGCATCGAGGTGACCAACGATCGGTGCATCGTAGGTGAGCATCGGGACATCGTGGATTAAAACGAGCACCCCTTCCGGGGCAGTCAATGTCCGCACTCGTTGCCAGTTTGCGGCCAGCCCCTCGGTTGCAAACACAGCCTCGGGTATCAGCTTGATAGTTCCTACCCACATGCCACACTCCTCTCAATTAAGGTAATCTTACCATCCCTTGACGCACGGAGCCTTTCCTTGGCGTAATCACACCCCTTGCTGTCCCATTCATCACTGTCAGGGTCAACAACAATGAGGGTGTCGACAGGTAGCATCTTCAACCCGGAGTGTTGATCGGAGTAACGTACATGGATATTATTTAGTATTACCCGGTTGTGCTTACTCCAGTCAGCGTAACACGGGAAGAGAATCATAACACACTTGTCCCGGCCCTCTGCCTCGGCGGCAGCATAGGCTCTGTCTACTATGTCCATTACGATGACTCCTTGAACCGGATAGTGATGACCTCGCCGGGCTCGATAGTCCGAACGTAGACGTGCTTGAGATCGTACTCAGTTACCGGTTGGACCGAAACTAACTCGGACGCACTGATAAAACTAACATAGTTCTGGCCGGCTAGCGAGAACCGGTACATGAGGGCGTCCTTGAGGCACCCGGTTAAGACTACACCTGCCTGTTGGGTGTACCGGACAAGCTGGAATGACCTGATGTTGGCAAGTGGGATCAGATCCGGACTCTTGGCGAACGTGATTGATTCGATCATGGTCCATCCATTGGGAGTAAGATTGCGGGGCCGAGATTCTCTTCGATACCTTCGACAGGCACACCCTTATCCATGGCAGCCTGAACATACTCATCCATGATATTGACAATGTGCTCTTCGGCACACACTAGCACAAAACCCTCGTCCATATGCTTACGCAAGCAAATGGCGTGAACTCGTGCGACACCGACATGCTCGGACAACAGTATAATGTCCTTCATCATAATCAGTGGTGGACCTATCATCATTCCTTCGGACATACTCACTCTCCTTTGTTAATCTTACCGGGCCCAGGGCCCATGAACAATAGATTGAAATGATACTGGACGCTGGGCCTACATATCGACGTACTTGGAACGCCACCGATCCATGGCAGCACGCCATTCGTCGGTTGCTTCCGACCAGTTGCCACCGTGTGCGTTGGCGAGGATGCCCCATGCCTCTTCGATCCCATCCAACAGCGGCTCGATATGCGTAACTGAAGCTCTGATAATATCATTACGCAACCGTGTGTGCAGAACGACATCGGACTCCGTAAGGATGAGGGCTGCCAACGATACGGCCTTGTCATGGTTACCCTCGGTGTCTTGGTCCTCGACCACTGCGACTTTGTCCATGTGGTTCCTGTCACGCCAGTCCGTTGCCCGCTCCCGCCATTCACCGTTGGCCTTGGTCCAGCCCGCATGGAAGATGATAGCCCATGCCTCATCGATAGCAGTCAGCATGGGTTCGATACGCTTGGCCATGGCTTCGGCCAGCTTCGTATCCATGGTAGTGGACTCGGTGTGTTCATCACACCAGCACTGGGCTGCTATCTCCAGGGCCTTGACCTTGTTAGGGTTATCATCCGTAACCCGACACAAACTGTCGATCTGGGCATGGGCCTTGGCCAACTCCCCTTGGAGATGGACCTTCTCCGATTGCAACGCCCCATTCAGAGCATTGAGTGCAACGACCTCGGCGTCCGGGTCCCGTCTCGGCGAGACATTCCTGTCTTGTGCATTGCGTAAATCGATTTGCACTACCTCCACCCGTGCCAGAGCTTCGGTCAACCTGCTCTGGAGGGTGGCGTTCATAGACTGTGCCTCATGCACCTGGTATTCGAGGCCGGCGATATCAATACCACCAAGTTCTTTGATCTCCTTTTGGAGATCGATTATCTTGGCACGCAATAGCGTTTCATTTCGGGCACGTCGAGTGGCACATGTTCGGGCGTCAGCGAGTTCGTGGGTCATGGTATTGATCGTCGTGTTGAAGTCGATCAGCCTTGCACCCAACGCACTGTTTTCTTGGCGGTGTATCTCGCTAACATTACCAAGATGGGTCAATTGCTTGAGCACCTCTCGCTTGTCGCTCATCGCCCTGTTCCTGGCATCCCTGACAGTGTCAAGCTGCTTCGTCCTGTTGGCCAGCAGTTCTCTCATCTGTCGCTTCTTCATCCGCGTTCTCCTTGGAATTGTGATGGATACATCCAAACTGTGGGTTAGGGATCATACCCCAACCCTCGTCGTCTTCGATCGCTACCCCATCGGGGTCAGTGGTATCCTTACCATAACCGTACACCATCTTAGGGCATACGCACTTACGGACCTGTCGGTTCAACACCACCCAATGTGTGCAGGTCCTACACCTGTCGTCATCCTTGAGCAGGCAACGTAGTGCCTCCATAATGAGGAGTTGGTTGTTGATAAGCATACCACGCTGGACATTCTCGCCAGCGGTATCGATTCCTTGATCGACACATGTGTCCTTGCGTAGCTGCAACATACGTCGTAGGTCTTGACCGTTGATCATGATTTCAGATCATCCTCCAGTATGGAGTGACGCACTGGGCGGGTGAAATCGTGGATAGTATCCTCAAGATGGTGAAGAGTCTTTGCCACTGCTGAGATTTTCTCCCGCACATCCTTGCTAAGTCTCACCGTACGCCCTTGGGTTTTCGTCAGTTCATCAATGACCTTGATAGCGGCAGCATACCCGGCATCGAACCCTTTGATCCATTCCTTGGACGGTGCCTCTTTGAGTTCACGGATGGCCTCGCCTAGCAGTTGTTCGGGTGCTTTCACTTGATCTTCCTTTTCATTTCTCTGAGCCAGGCTATCCACTTATGGACAGGCCGCATTGGTAATCTTCCCATTCTTTTGCCGAAATTTTTTCGTCGCGGTTTGAGCATGATTCTCCTATAAAAGGCCCAGGGCCCAGGGGATTTGACCCCTGGGTCCGGGCCGATACTATGAATAGCCTATAGATTCTCCCTCTTGGTAAGCAGGAACGTATATCTACAGTGGGGTGAAAGCCAGCGGCTTACGATAATAGGTCTAGCGTTTCATACTGCACCTCCATCTGAGTGTTGAACATATCTTCTATGGTGTAACATTCCCATTCGGCGTAACTATGAGTCACGGACCCTGGGCCTAGAGATCCCTCGTCCTAGTTGATGTTCTCCATAGCAATATCGAAACCTTCCCAGTTGTCGACACCGGCTGCCTCTAACGCATCGAGCACGGTGTCCCGCTCACACAGCCTCTCCCATTCCGTCACAGGTATCTCGACCGTGTTGATCACGGCACTTCGCCTGGTCCCAGCCGTAAGTCTCTGGTCCCAGTGGGCGATAACCTTATCATACATGACCTTGGTGTCACATACAACTGGCCCATCAGGCGTATATACTGTGGCGTATGGCTTCTTCGTCGCTACCGTCTTCCCCATTGTTGGTGGTGAGTCCCCGCTACACCGGGTAAGATTCTTGAGGTCATGCTCCAGGTTGCCGTCACTCACAGGGTATCACCGTGATCCCACTCTCACCTCGCCAGATGAGCTTCACATCCCTGGGGCCGGGCACTTCGACGACAACGATCGGGTGCTTTGCGTCGCAGTTGCACCGCTGCCGAAGTTCTTCGGCGTAGTCCGTCATCTTGTCGTCGTTGAGAAGGAACAGCTTGGCAACACTAGCAAGGGACAGCTCACCTTCCTTCTCCGGTCCGTCGACCGTCTCGATCACAGGCGGGGTGAACTCCTTGTCGAACTGCTCCTTCTTCCGGCCCAACTCTTGCCGTACGTTCGCCCCGATCCCTTCGCTGCCGCCACCGTACGCCGTCCGGAACCTTTCGGCTTTCTCTCTCTGCTTCGCCAGTTCCTCCGGCGTCGGGATCTTTGCCGGCTCCCCCTCGTTGATACGCTTGAGGTTTTCGGCGTGGGCGACAGCATCGGATTGCTTAACGAAGTTTTCACCGACGCCCATGTCCGGCACCTTGTCGCTCGGTTCCTTTCCAACCGGGTCCTTGCCGTATGCTCGCTTGAAGTTTTTGGCCAACGCGTCTTGTCTGTCGTCAGTGCTCAACGTACTCTCCTTTGTTAATCTTAACTATTGTGAACGAACGATTGTCGGCGACTGTCCCTCACTGCCTCCGTATGCCAAGAGGACATAGTCCACTGGCTTACACTCTTCCTCAAGGAACGAACAGAACTCGTTCCGTCTCTCGTCCCACATCTCACTCTCGGGCCAGCCTTCCTTACTGCCATCGGGTGAGATGTAGAATGTTCCCCATCCCTCACGTCCCGATGGAACGATGGGCGTGGGCCTTAACAGTAGCTTGTGTGCCATTTCGTGGGCAAGATCGAGAGTGATCTGTTTCCAGTACGTTACGACGATCATGTGGTGGCGTTCAACGCTCACTACGCTCCCCCTTCTGAACGGAATTCGTCCCCAGTGGTAATCATATCAAGACTTTTGCACTCGGGACATACGGACATATCCTCATCGTCTGTCCACTCGTGGTCACACTCATTGCACAAATGGTGAAACATCTTACTTTGGTTCCTCCAGGTCAGTTTGACCACAGTTGGGGCACGCCGACAGCTTGACGTTATACCACAGTAGGCTACAGTCCGGGCAAAATTGTCCAACCCGATACTGTTCCAGCCTGTCCCGGAGTATCCGATTCATGTTGACTGCGTTCTTGTTCTTGGTAAGGGCATCAGTCAGGTGGGCAGTGATCCCATCGATCCTTGACTTCGCCACGATTAGCTTGGCACCCGATGTCTGGTGCTTCTGCCGTGTCCGGTTCTTAGCCTGTTTCCTCTTCGTTCGCTTGGACAACTTAGACTCCTTGGGTTAGTAGCTCTTCGATCTTGGCGAAACGGGCGGCAGCTTCGAGTGCCCGTTGACTGGTACGCTGGCCCTCGCCGAACCAGAGAGCGTTCAGTCTTGAATTCGTACTGCGTCCGTACTCGTAGTTAAGGTACTGAGTGACACCGTTGTAGGCAGCCCACCAAGTACCTTTGGAGAATGGATCGTCCTGCCCTATCCCATTCAGGCAGTAGTTGGTAAGCGTACCAAGTTTCTTGGCTGCCCTGGATGTCAGCTCTGTCTGCCCTTCCGGCGGTGTGATCTTGAAAACCTCCTTCACGTACTCATGTAGCTCGGACATATCGAACTTGACGTTGGCCAGCATTCGGTAGAGTTCAACCTGATCGTCGAACACTTCCTGATACTTCAACATCATCGGGGCCAACTGTTCAACCTGATCGGCAACACTCGACGTGTGTCGGATGCGGATGATCTGGCTTGACCCATCTCGTGCCAACATGCTAAGCATGTTCGTACAACTGAACCGGATTGGAATGAATCCGACGATGACACTCGTCTTAGCGTCATGACTGTTCACCAACAGGATGAACTTGTTAACCTTGTCACCTGTCGGTGTGATGTGGTGAGCCTCCCCGTTCATCTGGGCCAGTACCCATACCTTCTTACCACCATCGATAGTGCCGACCGTGTGCAGCCGAGCCTGCTGTTCGTCGAGGAACTGTTGGAAGAAGCCGAACGCTTTCGTGTTCTGTAGCGGTGTCCATCTGCTACCGCATCGACCGAGGACTACGTCCTGATTGTCCTTCCGGCGGATGAAGTATTCCCCCTTCACCCGTTTGTACTGCTCGACACCAGTGTGCCCACCGGGTGCAATCATGTACGCTGGAGTCTTCTCGACCTCCCAGTCCAGATCAGCAACTCGCATCGCCTCTTGCATACAGGCAGTGTTGACCTGGATACCATTGTCACCCCAGGGTTTGTTAACAAAATCAGTGATCTGCATTCTTATACCTTTACAACCTTGAGTTCTATACGGAGGCGGGAACGACTCCTGCCCATTGAATCGAAGTAGCGTTGTATCCTTCTGTTAAGAACAACACAAAGATAACGTCGGTTGTCTTTCTGGAAGTACCCAGTGTCCTTGACATACACATTGCGGCGTGGCCCCAGATTAGTCATGAACGTATCGCCCCGTTTGAGTGGGTCACTCACCATTGGCGGTGTCCTTAATCCTGCCGAGGCGTCTCGACAATTCCTCATTGATCTCGGCCAGTTGCCGGTTGCCAGCACGCAGGTCAGTGATGGTTGAGTGCTGATCACACCGATCGGCAGCCTCACTGGTCAAGCGTTGGATGGTCAGGACTTGCTGTGCATGGCAGTCGTCCACCCGACGCTTCTCGGTGCTCAGGTTGTCGTAGTCGAACTTGGCCTGATCGTATTTCTTACTCAGCCGGGTCTTGGCTGTCAGTGCCCGCGAGAGTTCGCCAGCTACCCGAGTGATGTCAGCTTGGGCATCCTTCCGTAGCTTGTTCATCTTATCAAGATCCATGTTCCGATCGGCGACTCGTGACCGGAGGGCACGGATCTCAGATTTGGATTGCGTGTGGCACCTGGTAAGATTCGCAATCTGTTCGACCTGTGCTTCGTACACTTGGTGAGTGCCCTCCCGCTTGAGCCTCTTGATCGTACAGACCTGGCTGTCGTGACATGCCCTCAACTCGTACAACTCAGCAAGTTCTACTTCCCGACCCCTTCTCTCGTTGGCAAGGGAGATGATTATCTTCTCGCGAACACCTTCCAGGTCCTTGATGTCGGTGTTCTTGGTCTCGATCTCGGTGGACAACTCGTTGAGCCGACTGGCCTTCCGGTCGGCTGCCCCTCTCTCGGCTGCCAGCAGTTGCTCCAGTCTGTCAATCTTGCCAACATACTGATGAATCCCTGCTTTCTCGTCCAAGAGTCGGCAGTGCAGCAGGCTAACCTCGTAGGCGTGGTCCTTCCGTTCTTTCAGGATTTGAGTATGACACTTCGTGATCTCCTTACCCTGCTGCAAGTGGTAAGCATGACTACTGGTCTTCCGCAACTTACGGATGGTTTCCACCTGGGCGTCGTACTTTTTACAGAGACTTCCAAGTGCCAGTCGGATAGCTTCGGTTCGGTTGCTCATAGTATTACGTTCTCGATGATGAGATAGATGACCCGACCCGCAATACATGCGAGGAAGGCAATCAGTGATGCGTGAAAGATTCGATCGGTCCACTTATTCATACGTGAAACTCTCTCTTAACCATGATGGCTTGGTAAGATGAACAATACTCATACCGTTGGTCGTTGATGACACAGGCATGGGACGACGACATGATGTACCCCTTGTCGAGATACTCTTGCACCTTCCGTACGAAGTCCGCCTCACAGCATGTGTCAATGATATGACACGGGAGTTCGGGCTTGGGTTTCGGTGCCGGACCACGTTTCTTCTTCGCCATTGATTCCTCCAGGGCCCAGGGCCCAGTGTTCAGGATAATTTTCACATAGTGGGAGTTATAATTGACTCCTCACACATGGGCCCTGGGCCCTGACTATTCGATAACCTCCCCAGAATTCCACTGGATTCTGTCAACCTTAACATCCGGGTTGCCGTCAACAAACCGCCACACTTCCAAATCACGAGAGAAGTTTTTGCTCTGAACCATCCATAGCTGTAGCTCACTCAGATCCGTGAACACACCGAAGATATGTGGTGACCTTCCATTTGTTATGATGTAGATGTACTTCATTTGACGTACCTATTCCAGAGGTCCACCCCCGCAAGTGCGACGAAGTAACACACTACGAAAACGATAACAGCTTCGAGCACGATCATACAAGCATCCATTCGGGTGTAGTAGACTGACCATAGGCAGCAGCAAAACCACTTTGCCATTCCCACCAGTCGAAAGGGTCCTCAATCTCCGGCTCTATACCTGGGATAAGGAAGAACGAATTCCACCCCACCTGCCACATACTCCTCGCCGGCTCGTAGATGTCGCCTTCTCTCATCGGCCCATCAACTCCTTGAATAGGTCCTCCGTTCCCGCGGCTAGCGTTTCCGGATCTGATTTGAACGCCATGTGCATCTTATCAAGAGCGGCACATCGTTCCTGACTCTCTTCCAGCGATAAGTCACGGAAGATATGCGTGCCGTCCTCGATGACTGCCCAGAGATGGATGAACCTCTGCTTGATCTTGTCCTGGAACTCGGGCGAGATCGTACAACGGTGCTGGGCCACCCGGATCAGGGGTTTGGGCACTTCGATCATCGGTGAGTTCTCTTCTTGGTTGATGTAGTGCATGTCCGACTCGTGCTTCTTACAGCACAACTGGTCGATGGCACACACGAACTGTTCACCAACTCTGGCACCCATCAACCATGCGTAGGTTGACAACTGTTGTGCCCATTTCAGATCGACGTGCTCCATCGTGGTAGCCACGTTGATCTTGATACCATTCTCCTTCACGACCATGGCGTTCTTGTGCTCGGAGTTAGCACCTCGACTTGGCTTCATGCCTGTCCACCCGTCCCGAATCCTAACGTACCCCTTCGCCGGGGACTTGTTGTACTTGGAACAGTAGCCGTTGACCTTCCAGTCGAGGACGATCGGACACGAACAGTAGTTGAGGAAGTACACGTCGGGCTTGCCAAGGATGTTGACACCCCCCGGACAGCCCGGCTCGCCAACCCACAGTCTCTTCTCCAGTGTGAACTCGAAACGCGGCTCGGCCTTCGCCTTCTGGAGTTCCACAAGCAGGTCGACACACGCCCCACTCGTCTTGTAACTGGTGAACGCATGTTGTCCGGCGTGTCGTGCCCAGTCCCGGTTGTGCGGTTCGACTTGAGCCTCGAAGATCGTCTCGAACTCGAACTCCGGATTGGTACCCTTACCAAACAGAAGTTCATGGTAGTATGCCTTAACGTGGGCATCGAACGCCGAACCAACAGACATGGGTTGTGTCTGTGGCATACGCGGCGGCCTATCATCCGCTAGGTACATCAGATAGAACTCTTCGGGGTCCGAGAAGTATTTGTCGATGCTCGTCGGACTCAGGTACTTCGGTTTTCGCAAGTTTCTCTCCCGATGATAGTAGTAGTGCCTCGACCTTGGACTCGACTGCCCCCTGCTTAGGGGCATCCCAGTCTGGCAGGCGTGCTGATTCTAACCGTGCCCATTTCCACCGGCTGTCGGCTTCCTTGACCACGGTCCCAATAATCTCGTTCCCGACTGTATACACAGTGAGTGGTCCATTGGACCGGAACGTTCCTTCGATTCTAGTAGAGGTTGTGATAGGGTTGACTTTCCCTTCCGGCGACTGCTGCGAATATCGCAACTGTACGGCAGCCAGGATTGGCTCCGGTTCCTGCATCTAGCCATTTCCTTTTCAGCTTGAGCTTGGTAATCTTAGCAACGTACTTCGTTACTTCCTCGATCTTCCCTCCTTGAACGACGAAAAGCCTAACGAGGGTATGATTCCTCGGGTGGTCAACCACGTAGATCGTCTTGCGTGGCCCTATCTTGGTCTCAGTCACAGAATCCTCCGAATGCTACGGCTGCCGACCCCATGAACTCCTGGATGTCGTAGCTACGATCATCGGAGCCAGTGATGTGATGGGCAACCTCTTCCAACATTACCTTGTAAAGTAGTTTCGATTTACCGTCGGCAATATCTTTGTGGATGTAGACCTTGCCGTTCCTGTACTCGCCATTGAGCTTGGTCTCGCCGTTTGCGGGCAGATCGAAACAACAGAGTTCGGGCTTCTCGCAGCCGAAGGGGATCAGGTTACACCCCCATAGTCGAGCCCACACTGACTCGAAGACTTCGTTGACATCAACGGTCTTCACGCTGACAACCTTACCATCCCGCTCATCACTGGTCAGGATGTCCTGGTCAGTCTTGACCCCACAGTTGTTGAGGAAAGAGAACCAGCTTTCCGAACAGACACCGACAGGAACATACCCCTTCCGGTGGACAAAGTCGGCCGTGATAAGGTTGCTACACTTCAACAGAACGGCAGCACCAACTGTCCGTTGCCATGCCTCCTTGACCCGCACTATCGTCTCATCCGTGATCGGATGGTGACTGTAGTACATGAAGTTGGCCTCGAAGAACGACGACTTGGGGTTGTTGGTAATGTGCTCAAACAGGTGCATCCAGTCATCGACCGACCCACATTTCTGCAGCAATTTGAACGCTGCCTCCCTGACATGGTAGTCGCTCAGATTACGGGACTCGTCGATCTTGAGGTCACGCCCGAAGTTGTAGTCGAACAGTCCCAACTCCCCATGCTGACGGATGTAGACTCCGTTCCGATAGATTCTGGGTTGTCGATCCCCCTCACCGGACCGAGTGTCTTCCGGATTGCCGAGCGACACCTCCACTTTCGGCGGCACCTTCCGTATGATCGACTTGCTAATGTTGCCAGACCCACTGAACTGGAGGAACCGGATAGGCAGTTCAGCATAAAACTTGCTCACGTCTGTGTCAACCGGGACGAAGATGCGGGTGACACCTTCCTTACCCTCCGGGATCTCGACCATCTCGACGATGAGGTCGTCATGCTTGTAGCTGTTGAACTCCCGGATGGTCCGATCGATGGCATTGCTCACGAACTCACGAAGAGCCATACTCAGGTTCTTCCAATCGATCTCGCCATATTCCAGGGCGAAACCGAGGTCGGTAATCTTACCATCGTCGTTGATGTTGACGGTCATGTAGTCCGTCGAGCCGAGTTCATCCTGCATGACGGCAGGCTTGGCGAAGAACTGGAGGTGCCGCTTGCCCAAGAAGACGTGCGGGGCCGCTCCCTTACGAAGTAGCAGGTTGATAGCATGTTTGTTACCGCTACCAAACTGGCCGATCAATTGCTCGTTGTTGTCCTTACGTGTGGACGACAGACCGAAGACAGTGAACCCTTCGATGGGAGCGACACCAGGATTTTGGATCATGAGAAAAATAGGTCACCTCAATTCTTATAAAAGTGGTACGACAGTGAACACCAGATATTAACTCTACTTGGCGAGAACGTGCGGGCACTGTTCCCGACCACATGTTCTTTCACATGCCTGTTGAGATTGCTGACAAGCCGGGCACGGCTCAATCTTTGGGCCCTTGGTAAGCTCATCAATGTAATCGTCGTAGAAGTCGGCGGCACACTCCGCCTCGTACAGGTCGAACCCGCACATGATACAGATAGTTCCTACGACTTCACCGCCACAGTCAGGACAGATCATATTGTCTCCGAGAGGTAAATACAAATGGTATCATCGGTTCCTTCCGACACTTCGTCGATGTCCATATTGACGACGTCGTCCCCCTGAAAGATACGAAAGTTCAGTGGGGCGTCAGGGTCTAGCCCGTCAGCTTTGACGATACTAATCAACCCATTGAGCGACATTGGCTTAGCCATGTGGGTCCTCTGCTATTTCCCGGATCTTGGCGTGTTGTGATGTGAGGTAACGACGTAACTCTTTCAACTCCCTCTGGGCGTCGGCCCAGAGATGTAAGTCGACCATGTTAATCTGACCAACAGTGATCCCACCATGGAACGTGACGCTAGGTAGCATCGTGTTCTGGGCGTACCGTATCGCTTCGACGTCATCCATTGGCTTGTCCGCCGGCGTCTCGGGTTCCGGCACAGTTTCCCCAAACGACTGGAGTAGCAACTCTCGGTACGCTTCCTGGGCTGGGAGTGATAGTTCCTGTCCCTCCGTGATAGCCAACTCAATAATAACACCGGCGGCAGCCCGCCCCTTGATCCGTTCGATAACTCTATCGCTAAAGTCATTCACGATATGTGACCTGCTGTTGTTGGGGCTCGCCGACTACCACGTTGGTTGGTACGCCTAGCAATAGCTGGGCCTTCGGTGAGCTTACGGGTGAGTATCGTTTTCCATCCAAGTTCGCGGGCTGCCAGAAGACGGGCAGCACCATCGACGACCCCGAGCCGAGTATCAATTAGGATGGGCTTGAGTTGCCCTTCCTTCTTGAATGCGGCCACCATCTGGTTAAGATGGTACTCGGATATTTTACGACGCTTTGGTATCCTTAACTTTTTGGTTGGTAGTGGTGTCATGCTGGCCTCAGGTATCGGGCTTCCTTCGGGATGCCAGCCACGGACAGTTCACGGAACTTGAACGTGACCTTACTCCCACGGGGGAAATGCTCGCTGGCAACCTTATCACTGACTTCCGACTTCGGCTCACCAGACACGGAGACCGACGGATCTTCCGTGTAGACTAACTCACGCTCGACGTTTGTGAATCCTGACAACTCGAACTCTTGGTTTTGCCACGCTACGACCAGCGTACCCATCAGATTCTCCAGCTTGCCCTTGCCCCAGACGTAGCCGAGGACGACGGCTTCGGAGTCAAAGCTAGGCTTGACCTTGAGAAGATCCTGCGTACGACGTGGGAGCCAGATCGACTCGGGCTTACGCAAGATAAGTCCCTCGCCGTTCTTCTCTTGGATGTCGTACATCAACTCGGCGATACGATCCTCTGCCTTCTTCGTTTGGATCGGCAGCTTCTCCTGCCACACCACCCGCAGATGATCGAAGTCAAACGATGCACTCAGGTCGTCGAGCACAGTGAGTTGACGCTCGAACGATCGCTTCGGTGTGAGCACTCCCAGGTCACCCTCAAACGGCATCCCATTGAACACGTCCGTCGAGTAGTTGGGATTGTTAATCCTACCAGCCAGATGGAACTGTTCGGTCGGCACGATCTCGAAGACACGATACTGTACCTTGTGCCACCGATTGTCGGCGTCGTGTCGCTTGATGATGGACATCAACTCCTGGAATAGCCCAGGGCCCAAGTATAATTCACCATCGAGCGGCACATGATTCGGCAATTTGTCAAGGAACCAGTCAGGTGCTCTGATAACCTTGCCATACCGACTCCATAGCCCAGTAGCTCTGACCTCTCCCACCAGACGATGGTCCTTGGCGGTATTCGCCCATGGTATCTCGACGCTGAGCCTACCACGACTCATGCCGCCGTCCCAATATGCCCGCATTCCATCGAGCTTCTCGCTGGCGAAGTAGCCACCGACACCATGCTTTTCGGGGTTGAACGTGTGTGCCAGTTGTAGCAGTTCTCTCTTGGGTATTCTCATTGCAGGTCTTTCTTGGTTACGTGGAAGATCACTCCGTTGTTAAGAATATCAACACTCTCCGGTGTGTCCCAGTCACACACGGCAGCGATGTTGAGTACGTTGGTCGGGAACCGGGTGGGCATCGAGCCTCCATACTTATGGTAGAGTTGCCACATCATGTGGTACTCCTGGTCTTCTGTGTCGTGGCGGATCTTCTCAGCACGTTCACGGCGTGCCATCTCCGTCTCTTCCTTGTATTCCTCCTCGGTCTTGAGGCCGCAGAGAACCAGTGTCCAGGCGTGGACCTCGTCCACCGGGATCAGGGATGCGTGCTCGGACTCGTGATCCCAGGCATAGAAGTCAGGCTTCCCCTCTTCGTAGATCAGGACCAGCAGTCCCGAGTCCCGACAGATTTTGACGAGCTTCTTGTCAACCTTATCAAACTGCATGGGCTTGTTCTCCTGAACAGATGGCTTCGGTCAAACAGTATACGTGGCAGAGGTCCATCATGTGGATCTTGTCGTGCTGATCCAGATGGGCAATCTTAACATTTCCCGGCTGGAGCCAGATCCCAGCCTCAAACGAACGGTATGCTCTTGCCTCACGGCAGACCTCAGCAAACGTACCCTTGAAGTGGGTACCCTTACCCGAGGTCGTACACTCGATCGACCACAGGTGGACTTGCTTGTGACGATAGAACAGACCATGGTGTTGACGCAGTCTGCTCAAGAGTTGCGTGGGCTGGACAAACCCAGCACAGAATCGATATGCAGCGAGCATACGCCTGGCCTTATTGTCGCTCGCCTCATTCCCAAACAGCAACGTCCAATGATCGCTGGTGTTCTCCAGGGTCAGCACGGTGTGTTCACCCTTGATTCGATAGTCGACTTCAAAGTCCGTGAGTGCCGTACAGAAGTCATCAACGTACGCTACCGGAACATCCATTGTGTACATCATCGGCCGTCGTCCCCCGGTAACTTACTGCTTTCGATCAGGTCATCGCCGATATTCCGCAGGGTGTCGCCCGTCTGTTTGATAAGCTTACCCACAAACTCACCGACCGGATACTTCGCTGTGTGGCCATCCATGATGACGTAGCCGTTGTCAGGTAAGCTAACACGCACTTCACCTTTGTCGTCAATACTCACTGCTAGAAACAACTTCATGATAACCCTCTTAGAAAATCGTGGGCCAATTTGAAATCGTCGAACAACCCAAAAGCAAACGTCACTGTATGGTGTGTACCACACAGGACTTCTACGATGTTGTCGACAACATAGAACAGGTCTCGACTGATAGCGAACTGCCACACTGCGTCGGCCTGCATACGTGGAACATTCAGGAACAGGTTCATGTCAACCTTACTAGGCCCAGGGCCCATCATCCATTCCAGGCTACGCCCAAACGGAATGCTACATCGGCTTTTATTGCCTGGGCCCTGGACCTTGACAGATTGCACAGGTCCGCCATGTCTTGAGAAGTGTAGCCACCACCGATTAGACACTCGGCGATGATCTTCTCGTTGTTATCCTTAACAACGTGTTCGACAATGTCCTGGATGTCAACACTTAACGTAGCGTCTCCACGCTTGTCGATGGTAGTGTCGGCTGCCCCACTCCGAAGAGTGATGGTCTGTCCTTTGGCATAGGCACGATAGTCAACCGTAACTTGCATGATGTTCTGCCGGATGAACCGCATGATACCGCGTCGAACGCAGGTGTTGATGTACGGTGAGATGTTGTTGTCGGTGAGTGCCCTGTAGTTCCGAACACACTCGGTCAGGATTAACAACCCTTCGGACAACAGTTCCGGGAGATCGTGGTAGGTGAACTTCGATACGATCGACTGCACAAGACCAACGTGCGATTCGATCAGGAGTCTGGTAATCGTAACACGACTTCGATGGGAGCAGGGCTTGATGGCCCAACACTCTGTGCATACCAACGCATCGCCTTTAATGCGTAGATAACCAACCAGTCCATCCTGTACTTCTTCCGGTAGCATACCGGATACGGTGTTAAGATTAACACCAATTCGACGACGTGACATCTGGGCCTCACTTGGTAAGAATAACACGAAAAGCTTAACATTTCAAACATTGGGCCTATTCCCTATAAGGCCCGTCGGCCGTTCCGTCGGCCGTTCTTCCCCCGCTATTCCATTATATACAGTCGACGATATGAGGCAACAGGTAAAATATCCGGACTGTAAAAGTTACAGGATTGTTGAGTTGCAAGCGAAAAAGATTTCTATGGCAACCTTATCACTCATTTCGTACGTCGATCCATTGGGATCGTAGATAAGATTACCATCCCACATGACTGCATGGGGGTTCCCATTCACAGTGCCAACGATAACTCCGGTGTGCAGGGCCATGTAGTCCATGATCTGGATCGTCTGGGCTGGTAACCTGAACACTTTCCGGGTCACGTTGATCGACCGGGGGTACATCTCGATGGGTGTGACGAACACATCGTGGTGCATAGCGAACGTCATCATCTCCTGGGCATGGAACGCCCGTCGACGGTGTGGGTCCGTCTCATCCGGGAAGACTATCTCCGATCCATCGTGCCCACAGAAGTGCAGGATGTCTCGGTACGTTACGTCGAGTGCCATTGCAAAAGCAGTAGGCAGACACGACCAGCAGTTAGGCTGGATTTGAGTGTGCATGACGGCCCTCCAACATTTCCTCGGTGATTTCAATACAGGAGTCTGCAATCTCACGCAACTCTTGTGGTATGTTGCAGGCCATAATGATAACCTTAACACCCTTTCCCTGTAACGCACGCACGACGTGAACCATCGTGTAGTTTGACGTACCGAGGATGACGATGTCGAGTCCGTCTGTCTCGGTAAAGATGTAGGCATCCATCGCGATACCCACATCCCATGAGTACCACTTACCCCGTTCGATGCTTCGCCAGCAACACTCGAATCCCATGTGTTGTAGGGCAGTGGTGAACTTGATGGCCGACCCGTCAATCTGGGTGCCGTACGCATACGCACGGCTGACGTGCCCACATTGACGGGCTAGTGCGAAGTATTCACGGTAGTTAATTTTCTTACCGGGCCACCTCCCGTTGGCGTAATAGAATTGATTGCCAACATCTACAAACATTCCAACTCGCATCGCATCTCCTAACGGACTGGACACGCTCCCGATACGCACTCCGTACTTTCGGCGAGGGTCGTTTCTTCGGTATCTTTGATACCGGTGATGGGTGTCGTCCTATCCTTGAGTCTGAGGTAGTCCTCCCGCGAGCACGGTTCCATCGGTGCTTGTTTGAATCCATGTTCCGAGTGTCGGAGAAACGAAGCGGACTTAATCCCTTCGTCATAGTTTTCATGGAGGTATTGGTGAATGTCGGGCAACTCTTCCGGCTTGTAGTAACAAGTCATGGACACCGAGTTGTCCGCCCAATAGGTTTGCATCAGCGATTGCATCTTCAACTGATCGATCGCTGTCATGTCTTTCGCCAGCACTGTGCCACTGGGTGTCTCCACGGGGAACGACGCGACCATTGTGTTAAGGTCACGACTTCCATCGAAGTTCATCAGTGGTTCAATCGGGAAGCCAGCCGACCGGCACTTCTCAAGTGCAGGATCATTGGCTGCGAACCGGATACGCCGGATGTAATGCTTGGCGTATGCTGGGTGCAGGCCAGGCGTGCAGCCAGCCAGCAAGGACAGCGTCCCTGATGGCTTGACGGTGGTAAGCTTAACAGATTCCTTTATCCCTAAGTAACGGGAATACCGAGCGTCTTCCTCTTCGATGGAGTTGTAGACCACGGAGAAGGCATCAAGGTCTGCCACCCAATGGCTCTGCAAAAGGCCCGTTACCGACAGGCCGATCCTGTGGTTACGGCTAACAACTTCATTGACTGCCGCCTCGCTGAACGGGAAGGCTGATATGGTCTTGCAGACTTTATAGCCTAAATGGGCAGCGGTCAGGAATTCTTCTCGACTGTGGAGGTTGGGGAGGAACTGCTCGAAGAGGTTGCAGGCTTCGTTGGATTCGCACGGGATTTCACCACAAGGATTGAGTCCGATGACCCATGGATCAGGGCGGTAGCCAGGGCTATCCCCAAGACGCCCATGACTACGACACAGGTCAAGATTAAAGAGGCCATACGGTTCTCCTTCGTCCTCGTAACCGGCCCAGAAAGAATTGGTTAGACCGGCGACGTTCGAGCACTGGACCGTGTTGTTGCTCATGGCCCGCCAGTTCGGAATACTGTACTTATTCCAGTTCTTCGCATTCAGGAAAGCTTCGTCATACATGTCCCCAATCGCCATCTGTGCCGAGCGACGTACATTACCAGCAACGACAACGCTGCCGATGATGTTCATGATGTCCAGGCAGTCGATGGGACGAAGCTTGTGATTCACTCGGCTGTTAAGGATACCCATGATCTGGTTCATGCCGAGCACCAACGTCTCAGAACCAGAGGCAGTACCACCGAAGGTCTTGATCTGCTTGCCACGGGCACGAATGCAGCCCGTAGAGTAGGTCAAGTTCTGTCCAGTGTAGAAGAACGCATTCAAGATGCGGCGTAGCAGTTCGACCCAACCCTCACGGTTGTCAGGCACAATGAAATCCACATCGTAGGATTCCATCCTGGTAACCTTAACACCGTACTTGACCATCGGAAGTTCGTACACTTGTTGCGGCGTGATGTTGAAACCAACACCGCCTCCAAGCATCAACTGGTTGAACGTGAAGCAGAACGGATCGACCGGGTGGTTGACTGCCGTATGCCAACAGTTCTGTAGGCTGTCCGCCCCAATGCGTGTCACGTTGTCCGTCCCGAGTTGCCAGAGGGCACGACCCGAGAAGCAACACTTGAGGTTGAACACGTAGTGGTACAGGGTCTCAAGCTCTTCCATCGTGAACTGCCCACCAATGGCAACGATACCATTGACGCAACGCTTGATAGTCTGCCACCACTCTTCGGTGCCTTCATCGCAGAGACGGGAGTAGGTCCGCTTGGCTGTGATGTAGCCTATCGGACCCCAAGGAGGCTGCTTGTCACGGTAGCCCTCAACAAATGAGTCCCTCAGTTTCAGTGCCGCTTTCATGCGTTCTTCTTTCGTGTCTTCTTATGGAGTTCTCGTAAATCATCGACAAGATCCGCTGCTTCTTTGTACGCGTCTGTGTACCTGCCGGACTCGTCAACGCCGTCGGCCATTTCGATTAAGTCGCTCTCAACTGACACCGCATCGCGGAGTAGTCGGATCTGCTTCTTATACAGCCCCCAATTGATTGTAATCTGGACCATGTTAATCCTAACAGAATATAAGAACGCCGGCCGCCATGCCGAGCATGAACATTAACAAGCCGTACCACCCGTCTTCACGCAACATTGTCACGCTCCCTCATCCAACGGGCTTTCTCGTCGACCATCGTCTTGTGTTGCTTACCATACGCATCGACCCACCCGTCACGGGATTCGGTCATCCCTTCCAGTTCGATGGTAAGGTGCTCATTCCTATCCTGCTCACGCAGGAAGTAGCTGTACGCCACGAGGGTTGTGACACAGGTAACGGTGGCGAGAATAGCGATGGCAATCATAGTGCCTCCTTTGAAAGAATATATATGTCCTTGTAAGTGTCCGAGCCGTTGCTTACATCACGGGCAAGACCACGGATCTCTTCCATGGTGCCCGTCAGCACGGCGATGCGAACGATGTCGATCCCGTGCGTCGCTTGTGCATGGCCCAGGGCCCAGTAATTATACACCCACCCGATAAGGGCGATGACGGCTATGGCGTAGATCATAGGGCTCCTATGGCCTCGTTCAGTTTGCGATAGGCAAAACTGCAATGGTGACAACCTTCCGTGTCCAAGTTCATCTTGGCTTGCTGGATGTCGAGCTTAACGCCCGCGATCTTTTTGGTATGCTTACCAACCGTCCAGACATGGAAGACGAACATGGCAACGAAACAGAAGACTTGAATGATACATAGTGCTAGGAACAACAGATCACCTCTATGGTTTGAGTAGTGAAACCGGCAGCGTTCTCATGACCGCCGCCACCGCGGTATTGTTGGGCGATTTTACTCACATCAGGGCCCTGGGCCCTGGAGCGGAGACTATGGACGACACCGCCTTTCCCGTCCATATACCACGCACAAGCGACATCACAGTTGCTAGACTCCAGCAACAAGTGACACACTTCGCTGTTCAAAATGGGGGTGTTGACCGCCATTATCGTAAGACCATCGGCGACAGCAATACGACATGGCACAGCACGGGCTGCAATGCGGGCTGTCAACATACGTTCGTTACGCAGGATCGCCGTACCCTCAGTGACCGCAGTGTCGAAATCGTCCCTCAAGCCATCTTTCAATTGGGACCACACTAACTCACTCCGGCGGAAGGAAGCCAGCCAAGCATTGATCTCTTTCGAGAAGGGAAGCTCCCACTTCCAGAGGTCTCGGTCGGCCACGTACTCGACAATGAGCGGTACCTTTCCTGGTAAGTCTACCAAGCGTAGGCTGAACGGCGTATCCAAGTCGTAGCCTCCCATGGTCTCTCGCGTCGACACATAGGCGAAGGCAAGCTCGGCACCACACCGTGTCTCATCGAAGAAACAGAACGGTAAGCCCTCGCAGTTTGCTTTCGCAGTTTTGTGGTGATCGAGCACAACCAACGACCGGGCACCCATGTTAATGTCCATGAGGAATCCCCGGCTGTAGGAGAAGTCCACAATATAGACATGCCTGCCGTTCAATTTCTCCGGGGCGGGTGGTATGTCACCGTAACTGGCGGGGATGCACTCGATGTTACGATTACCATCGAGCGTGAGAAAGAAATCCCGCAGGATCATCGCTGCACAAATCCCGTCAGAGCATCCCTCATGGTGAATGATTACAATGTCGCTGATCATAGTCGTAGCCTGCTGTTGGGTTTCATAACGTCGAGGAAGAATGCCCAGTTCGCTGGGCCCTGCAACTTACGGTACTCATTCTCTGTTGCCGCTGTGAGAATCCAGATGCCTACGTTCTTTGCCGACATCATTGGGAAGTTCTTCAATTGGGCTGGGGTGAACTTGTACTTATCCTTGACTTTCACTTCGACCCACCGAGTGCCGAGTGAATAGTGGCAGATGTATAAGTCAGGGAACCCTGCCTGATACATATTGCCATGGGTCTCCATGACATGCCAATCCCTGATCTTGAGAAACTTGAGCAGGGCTGCCTGGATCTCAGCCTCCGGCCCCGTCGCTCTTCGTAGTGTCGCCGGTGCTGTTCGTCGTGGGCTTAATGGCATAATAGGTCCTTGCTAAGGCTAACAATGAAATGGCGTCCGTGAGTAACTCGTGGTATTCCTTAGTGCCGGTGGCCCACGCCTTTGACTCCTCGATCATCTCCATCGCTTTTATCCGCCAATACTCCGGGGTCCCGATCTTCACCGCTATGTGCAGCGGATGCTCCGTGTTCTTTGGATTGAAGTGTGACTCGTTCAACACCTTCTTTAATTCGGTCGATTTCAAGTTGGATCTCCTCGACTAAGGTTCGTTTGTTAAGTGAGTTGTAATCTCTCACACCCAACCGCTGCCCCATCTTTCGTAGCCGCTTCACATTCATACGGTGGAAAGGTGTTAAGCTTAACATCTCTTCCTTGACGAAATTACGCACGCTTTCCTTTTGTCCACGATCAATCAGGTTACGGACATAGACACGCCGTTTCGGCGTAGCAGCATTGTAAGCAATCTCGAATTCATCTGAGCGAAGCAACCTATCTAGGTTACGGGCGTGACACAGTTGAGCTTGAGAACTATTCCGTAGTTCTTTCAGGCTCATCAGATTTCTCCAGGGCCTCTCGGTAGTTCTTCAAGATAGCCTCGTACGTCCGAAAGGACTGTTCGTACGCAAGCATCTCGAACTCAGTAAGGGTTCTGTCCATCGTAATGGCGTTGTTGTAGTTCACGATCCCGAGCATCGCAGCTTGTAGTAGTTCAGCAGGAGTCATTATTTATCAGCCCATGAGTTAAGGTCGTCGCCCCAGTCGATTTCAATCAATGGCACCTTCGGGCGGAATTCTTCCACGGTGTCCTTGACAACTTTGTTAATTCTACCAACATGATCCGGGTGTGTTGGGCACATAATTTCATCATGGATATTCATCGGTTGAACAATCCACTCGCCCACTCCACTTGGTTGCATGTCCCAGATATTTCTCTGGACTTGTTTGGTAATGTGAGCACCGCTTGACTGGATAACATGGTTACCGGCGGCACGCATATTCGCTGATTGTAGTGCAAACGCCGCTGCGAACAGTGCTGACATTGCAGCACCCGACACTTTCTGTTCGCGATCTCGACGCATTACCTTGCCCTGGTATTGTCTCCAGTGCTTCGGTGGTTTGCTGCCCAGTCTGTATAGGGCTTCGCAGATCATATTTTCAAGTGTGAAATATCTACGGAACCCAAAGATGGACTCAATAAAATTGGACGGTTCGTGCCACTCGACATTGGACCCGACCCCGCCCGGCTGTCGCATGGAGCAGAACATATCATTGTACAGCTTACGACCTTCACCTACTTTCTTATACTGTTGGGTGAATAACTGGTATGCCTTCTCTGCAATTTCGATTTCCACACCCAAACGAGTCTTGAGTGTAAATGCTTCCCCACCATACAGCATGGCAAAGACTGCTGACTTACTCCGTGTGTATTTCTCCTTGTCTGCTACGATTTCCTCGTAGGTCATGTTCGGATAGACGTGCTGTCCGAATAGTGCGTGGATCTTCTTGACGTACTTTCCAGCCCCCTCACAAACGGGACACTCGCCACCGTCAAGCTTACCAGTTGCCCCACAGTAACCGCATGGCAACTCCGTCGTGAGGTCTTTCCGTAGATCGGGGTCAGCGTATACAGCATCGGCCAGGACAACCTCGAAACTAACAAAGTCACCACCACATAGCACATTACTACCAGTGCTAAGAGGAAAACACTGGCGAATCTCTTTCGCCCGCTTGATCCCTTGGCTGTTGAGACCAGAGCCGCGACCCGACATTCGAGATGATAGAGTACCAATAACGCTAAAAGAAGCATGGAAACGGCCAGCGGTGATAAGCTTATCAAACAGGGTACATTCTGATTTATACTGGCGAGCATCTAATACCTCCTGGGCCCGTACGGCTGCTGGGTGATCGCCACCTTCCCATGCTGCAACTTCTTCGAGTATCGTTTTCTTGGTCGACTTGTGTGTCTCGAAATGTAGCTTCTCGATCTCGTCCATGTGCTCGGTTACATAATGCAAGACAGGGCCGGGGGCCTTTGGGGCAAGCATTGACTTGACCTCCGCCTTCACCCTCAACGCCTTCAACGCTGGAATGTCGAGCGTGAAACCCTTCCACCTGACGGCCCCCACCATACAAGCCAACTCACTGTTAATATCACCAGGCTCGGGACTCCCGAAGAACTTGTACAGATCTCGGGTGTAGACTACGTCCTTCTCTGCGTAGATACGAGCAAACTTATGATGTAACCAATGAGAAATATGGTGCCGAATAACGCCGGGCCAGGCATAACCATGCTTGTACCC